CCTGTAGTAAAATATCCCCATCAGCGGGATTAGTTCAACGGTAGAACATTTGCTTCCCAAGCAAAAAACACGGGTTCAATTCCCGTATCCCGCTCCATAGGGGAATGAGAAGGCGAAAAAGCCTGATTATCCCCAGTTATCAATCCATTTTCAGGTTCGAGCGGATCAATTTCACCTTTTTGTAATTTTTCTATCTGTTTGAAGAAGACAAACGCTTTTTGCCCGTCAATTCGCACTATTTTATCTTTTAGCTTTAGGTTCGAGCCAAGTATCCTTAGGATCATTCTTTGAGCTTCAGGGTCCTGTTTTGCCGCATCAAATAAGAGCGAAAGTTTAGATGCAAAATAGAGTGCTTCTTCCATAGTCTGAGTCCATGACGCTATACCATCAGTGGTAATTCCTTTGTTAATTTGTTTTTCCTCAGCCATGAGGCGGGCTTTTTCCTTCTGATAATCTTCCTCGCTGATTAAACCTTCTATTTTCATTCCATAGAGGTTCTTCTTTTCAGTCAAAAGACCATCAAGACGCTTAGTGAGCTTGCCCTTTTGCGACTTTTCAAACTCGAATTCTTTCTCGTTTCGGCGTTTTATATTATCTTTAATCCATACGACCAGGTCCGGTGAAATTTCTAATCCCTCAATGAACGCTCTGACTTGTTTCTCTAGCTCGTTTGCATTAAGAAAAGGCTGGCTGCAGTTTTTGCTTTTTTTGGTACACCGGGCATAGGTAAAAGTTTGAAAAGTTCCATTTTTATATCGCTTGGTATGAGTCTCACAAGTGATAGCGGAACCGCACTCACCACATTTCAAAATACGCATGAAGTAGAAGTCATTCTTATTTTGGATAACTTTTTTCCGACCATCAATGATTTCCTGCACCCTATTAAATTCTGCAATACTGACCATCGGCAGGTGCTTACCTTCGTATCTCTCGCCTTTGTAGTCAAACAAACCTGTATAAAACACTCTTCTGAAGAAACGAAAAGCCTCGGTTTTACTAATGGCTTTTCCTGTACGTGTGCTGCGAAGCCCTAGGGTTGTAATTTTTTCCAGTGAGCTTTCTACAGTTTCAGTGCCGGTTAACATAAGCTCCCACCACTTACGGCATAAATCAAAGCGTTCTGGATCCGGCGATATTTCTTTTTGTCCCTTGGGATTTATCTTGTCATTAAGGTATCCCATAGGAGCCTTAGACGGCTGCCAACCCATTTGCAACTTTGTATTCATGCCACGCTTTACGTTGTCTGAGAGATCCTTACTAAACTTAGTGGCCATGCCGAATTCAATAAAAAGAAATGTAGAATTATTGCGGTCATAATCCATTGTGGGAGTGACAATCTGCATGCCATCATAATCAACTTTATCGATGAGTGTTCCACCTTCTTTAGCATTTCTGCAAAGGCGATCAGCTTTCCAACACACAACGTGACTAGCTTCACCATTGGCTAGTCTTTTTATCATTGCCTTGAACTCTGGTCTTTTGTCTGGTCTTTTAGCTGACTTGCTCTCTTTGTATACCCCAAGAATAATGAATCCTTTATCCTGAGCTAATTCAGTACAAATATTCTCCTGATCATTGAGGGAAAGAATTTGTCGGTCTTTATCTTCGGACGATTTTCTGCAGTATATAAAACAAGTATTCATAGCTATAGTGACTGTCAAACTGATTGTACCGGATAGTAAGAAAAATCTTACTTCTGGTTGTTGTTCATATTAACTCTATTCCGCCTTGAATCAAGTCGGGACTCGATTACGTAATCAAACAGGTTAAGCAGGGCCGTAGCTTGCTCAAAAGCCTGCTCATCAGAGAGCGATACTCCATAATCTTTACGGACAATTTCTTTAAACTTATCCAGCTCCTGTCTTGTCATTAAGGAGTTGGTTAGTATGGGATTATTTCCTATATTTTGTGATACCTGAGCAGCAGTTTCTGTCATCTTTATAACCAAAGGTACAGAAACTGTTGATTTACCTCAATAAACTTTGTGAGTGAGTTTGTCCACTTATGTAAATTAGTAGGAAGCTTGTGTACATTACTGATCAATTACCCCGAATTTGCTATGATAAAAACATGCCAACCTTTTTCCGTCAGGAGAAAAAACAGCCAATTATGTATTCAGCAATAGAAACTCGTAGAAGTAAACCAAACTATTCTGGTCGGGTTATCGGAGGTATTTTGCTTACAGGTTTATTACTCGGGCTGTACCTGATTTTTACCTAGCGGCATTGACTCTGGGTGGTGAGTTTGGTATATTAACAGTACCGAATGACCTTTGTGGTGAAGGTACCTTACTTTTAGGGAACTGTTGACACTAGAAATAGTGATTCAGCTTAGCCACAGAGGTCGCTTTTGTTTAGTAGGGTTTCCACAAGTCTTCTTCTCGCTTCCTGATCATCTTATAAAACGAGTCGTCCTTTTTGTTGTATTTTCTATAAATTGCACCGCAGACCATGTCAGCGAGCTGCAACAGGTTGTTGCTTTTGGAGTCTTTGTGCCGGATTTCCCCGATTAACTTATTCATATCAGTGTTTAATTTTTTCTTTAAGTACCGATTGAATTTCTGAATGAAGGCTTTTGATTGAGCCGTTCTATCAACGAAAAGCGAAGCGTTCTTAACCCGACCCTGAGCCCTGAGGAATAATTGGTCTGTTACTAGCATGTATAAGCTTTCTTCCGGATTGTTTGGTTCAAGCTGTGCCAATTTTTCCTTGTCGATAACTATCGTTCGATATCGGAAGTCATATTTTGAGAGTTTACTAAGAAACACCGTCTTATACTTATTCGATGTGCCGGTGCTAAATTTGAACTCTTTGTTCTCAGGAAATTTAAGTTCCCTATGTAACTCGTTAATCGCCTCATTTGCCTCGGCTGCGCTTTCGAGGTTGTCAAAAATAACAATCGTTAATACAAAATACCTACTGGAGGCAGTCTTCAGTTTGAATCCAGTGTCTCCGGACTCATCCATAAAAATGAGCATCGCTAGCGGCATAAGCCCCCCTTTAAAACAACGTTTACCCCATACTGAGTAAAATCCTCTGGGACAGAAAAAAAGTTGGCGATTTCTGCAATAGAAAGATGCTTAACTTTTTGAAGCTCTGCTTTGGGTAGGAGAAGTTCTGCTGCAAAACATTGGGCTTCGTGCTCCTGTTTAAAAGCGGTGAACTGATCCCGTCGTTCAAAGTAGAGATGATTTCCCTGGTGTAAGAAATGGTGTCCTAAGGCGTGAGCAATCAGCTCACGCTGTTTTTTTGGGCACTCGTTTTTGTTAATGCCGATGCTGTCGCCGAGGTAGACTTCCTTTACCCTTCCATGAAATGCCCAACTATCAAGTATCAGCTCTTCACCGTCAATAATTGTCTGTAAATTAATAGGGGCAGTAGTCAGGTTGTACTTTCGCAAAACCTGCCTAGCCCTTTTTTGGGCTTTTATCATATTTTTTATTCCTTCTGGACTTCACATACTCGATGTAGTCCAGAACGGTTTGTCTTTCGAGAACTGTCATATCCTGAACTTCTTTCAACATAAGAGTAAATGTTGCATCCTCTTTGACTCTCTTACTTGTTTTATCCAAATACCCAGCTTTATTTAGCAGTAGTTCGTAAGGAATGTTATAAGCGACAGCCAGTCCCTTGAGTTTAAAAGGAGAGGGATGAAGATATTTACCTGACTCCAAGTTAGAAAGGTAACCTCGAGATATTGCAGCCTGAGGTTCCAGCTTTTCTTCTGTGATGGCTTGATTTATTAAATCGATGACAACGCGGATCGTATACCCCTTGGCTTCTCTTATAGATCTGAGATATTCCCAGACGGTTGAAAAGTCGTCAGGTCCCTGAAGCGTGGTTTTTGGTACTGGTGTATTTTTCATAGTTAAAAATTTCCCGACTAATTTATTGTAGCAAATAAAGTAAGAAATCTCTTACTAATCATACTATAATGAGAATAGTTTACACAAATGAACATAAATCATCATAAAGTTTATTGAGGTAAATTACAACAATCTGTACTTTAGTATTAAAGATGACAACTACTGCCCACAAAAAGACAATCTACATCAATAAGGACAAAAGAGTTCATAGTGAACTCTTTGATGAAATTCGACTTACAAAGGGCCTTTCCAGATTTAAATTAGCTATAGACGTTGAGCTCTCTCCCCAAACAGTCAGACGGGTCTTGGTAATTGGTGGTGACCCACGCCCTTCGACCGTTAAAAAAGTCGGCGATTACTTAGGCATTCCAGCTGAAAAGTGGTACATCGACAGAGAACCACTTGATACGACAGATATTCCCGAAACGAATGAAGCATAGCAAAAAACAGTAATGCCTATGAAAAGTTGCACGAAAACCAAACATGAGCAAAGTAGCAAGACTCAACTATACAACTATAAATCACGATGCCAGGGTGAGACTTGGCTTAACTATTAACGAATACTGTGTGATTGACCTAATACATAACCTAGCCACTAATCCCAAAAACGCCCAAATGGGTTGGTGCTACGCAAAGAAAGAAACCTTGGCAGCATATTTAGACCTCGGCCGAGCAACAGTATTCAGAGCAATAAACAAAGGATTAGCTCTTCGCCTTCTGGAAAAACATCCCGATCAGCCAGCACTCATAAAAGCAACCTCTAATTGGTTCGATGAAGTCATGATTAAATTCGAGTCTCAAAATGAGACTGCCAGTATCAAATCGGGATACGACTCGTATCAAATTGAGACTCCACCGCGTCTCAAAATGAGAGCAAACAAAGATATAGACAAAGAAAAAGACAATAGTACTGTGGGTCATAAAAATTCAGGAAACGGAATTGCTTCGATAGGAGAAATAGTTAAACACCATAAGTTATCTAAAAGAAAAAACGACGGCATTATTTATGAATGGCAGGTCGATGCCATCAGAATCTGGAGTGAGCTCGGTATGGTGGGTGAACCAACCCGTCAATTTTTCAGTCATGTTAAGAAAGCATTTCTTAATAACCAGGAAGGCAGATTGTCGGCAGCCCTTTCCTATTGCAATGATGCTGTCGGTGTCCGCAATAAAGAGCAGTTATTTTACTGGCATTGTGCCGGCAACGAAGTATGAAAAAACTAATAGCAATAATACTAGTGGTCATTCTTTGCATAGCCTTTATTGGGTTTATCAATGATGCAAGAAATAATAAGCCAGAAGAACTTATCTCACCTGTTCCAACTCCGACCTACGAACCCAGGCCAACTCAAAAGCAAGAGTATTTCACTTATAAAACTGATGCGATCCACGAACTTCTCGGGGAATTTGAAAGTCCGTTAACTGAGAAAAGCGAAAGTTTTGTTGACTGTGCGGATGAGAACAATATTTCCCCTTACCTTCTGGTTGGAATAAGCAAAGTCGAGAGCACCTTTGGTAAGAATACCTGTGAAGGAAATCCGTTTGGTTGGAGTAGCTGCCGTAATCACTTCTCAACATTTGAGTTGGCATGCCAAGCGGTATCAAAAGGAATTGCAACTTTGCCGTACTACGAGGAATACCGAAACTCTGGCAAAACCAAAGATCTGGGAGAAACATATTGCCCATCTTCAAGCGGTTGTAACACTGAACACTGGATAGAAACAGTTGATTCAGTAATTACTGATCTAGAAGAACGCGAGCTGGTCTTCGCCCTGAAGGAACTAGCGACTCTCACACCTCACCAAAAATCAGCTCAGGAACTGAAGATAAACACTCAAGTCCTAAAGTCCCATGCCCAAAAAGCCACCGGAGCAACACTTGAAGTAATAGAAATTCTTATCAGAGCAAATGAAAGAGCTCTACAACAAACAAAACATGAATCATGAAATTTATAGATTTATTTGCCGGCATTGGAGGATTCAGATATGGGCTACAGAGAGTGGCAGCTGAATCCGAAAGTGGCTCCGACAGTGAGAGCGGAACATCACAACACGGCCAGTGTGCATTTCATTGCGTCTGGTCCAACGAATGGGATAAATATGCAAACCAAATATACAAAAAACACTATGGAGAATGTGACACCAGAGACATCAGAACAGTCAACACAAGCGAGATCCCAGACCATGATCTCCTCTGTGCTGGCTTTCCTTGTCAATCATTTAGCATCGCAGGAAAAAGATTGGGATTTGAGGACACCAGAGGGACTATGTTTTTTGAAATCGCTCGGATTATCAGAGACAAGAGACCCCGATATTTTCTCCTTGAAAATGTTAAAGGGCTACTTAGTCATGACGAAGGAAAAACTTTCCAGACAATACTTGGGGTTCTCTCCGACCTGGGGTATGAGTATCAATGGCAAGTTCTTAACAGCAAGAATTTCGGAGTTCCCCAGAACAGAGAGCGGGTATTCATTATCGGACATCTTAGAGGAACAAGTCGACCGGAAGTATTTCCTATCGGCGAAAGCTACTCAATTTCTCATCAGACGAAGTATGCAGAACAAGCAGGAAGGTCGAGGATTTCGAGCACGATTGATGCCCGTTATGGATCACTCCGAAACGCCGGAGAAACCTACCTCCATTACATCGGAGGCATTAAAGGGAAAAGAGATATGTGGTTAAAAGACAATAAACAAAACAGTCGAAACTTTAGTCAAGGCCAGAGGGTCTACTCCTCCGATGGTATAGCTTCAACCATTGCTGGAAATGCCGGTGGCCTAGGTGGCAAGACAGGACTCTATGCAGTGCCGGTTCAAGTTGGTCAAGGAAAAAAGAGCCGGGCTGCTAAGGCAGGAACAGTCATTGGTGACCGGAACGAGGCATTTACCGTCAGAGCTTCCAATCCTAATGGCGTAGCAATTCCGGTTCTAACTCCCAATCGAATGGAGAAACGACAAAACGGCCGAAGGTTTAAAAATGATGGTGATCCAGCCTTTACTTTAACCAGTCAGGACAAACATGGCGTGTACGACGGTTTAAGCATTCGCCGCTTAACTCCTGTCGAGTGCGAACGACTGCAAGGCTTTCCGGACAACTGGACTGAAGGCATCAGCGACACCCAGCGATACAAGTGTTTAGGAAATGCGGTAACCACCTTAGTTATCGCAGAAATAGGTCGAAAACTTATTCAAACAATGGAGGTGAATCAAATATGAAGCCAGGATTAAATGACCAAAACCCTAAAAATCCGAAATATCACTTTGAAGGAACTAAGCAAAGTGAATCAGGCAAAACGATTTATATGGTTTTAGACCTCAAAACAGGAAAAACCTTGGAATGGTCAGAGGAGACATTCAATAAAAATAAATCGAAAGTTGAATATTAAACATATGACCAAAACTAGAATTGAACTACTAGATGAGATATATAACAGCGTTCATGAGGAAATCCTCAGAATGGAGATTGCCACAGCAACCTTGGCTGATGTCCCAGATGACAAAGTTATCGAGACTGTAGTTAAGCGGTCCCCTTTGGGTGCGCGGGAAGAAAGCCTGACCAAGAAAGACATCCTTGCCCGATATGCAGAAGACATTAAAAAACGACAAAAGGTTCTAGCAATAATAAAAAAATTATCACCGGAGAAAGTATGACAGAAAACGAAATTTTAACAAAACGCGAAAAAAGAGTGTATGTAAACCCTTTTTATGTAATTCGGTTGCATCGGTTATTTAGAACAAACGATGGTCCAAGATTGATTAATAAAGAGAAGTGGATATCAATAAACGAAAGAATGATTGATGAAATCGGAAAGAGAGCTTGGCTACAACTTTTACTCGAGGCGTTGGAAGGCAAATTTATTTAAGAACAAATATGAAAAATATCATTCATCAAGTTCCATCAATTGACCTTAAATTTGGGAACCTTCAAGACGAAACACAAAAAAGATACATCCCCTTATTACCCATTGAAGGTCAAAAAGTCTCAATTTTCGGATACACAATTTTGAGAATAAAAGTATTTATTAATAAATTTTTTAATCTATGGAAAGCAAAACGTACCCAACAATAGCAATAAGCTCATTGAGGTTTGCGGAGTACAATCCCCGCAAAGTCACCAGGAGTGTTATTGAACAATTAAAGCGCTCACTTCAAGAGTTCGGATGCCCTGTGCCTATTGTGATTAACACCCATAAAGGCAGAGAAAATGTCATTGTGGGTGGTGAAAAAAGAGTACGTGCAGCAACAGAGCTGGGCTGGACGGAGATTCCTTATAACTCCGTTGATATTCCACTACAAAAGGAAAAGGCACTAAATCTGGCTCTTAACAAGATTGAAGACCAGTGGGATGAGGAAAAACTTGCGCAGATAATAACAGATCTGACTCAGTCAGACTTTGATATCTCCCTTACCGGATTTAATGAAGTAGAGGTAAGTAATCTTTTGGATACAACAATGCTTCTGGAGCAGGAAGAAGAAAAACCGTGGGACACTGAAGAAGAAATAAAAAACATCACTGAACCAATATCGAAGTATGGTGAGGTTTATCAGATTGGTCCCCATCGGCTAATGTGTGGCGACTCTACTAACGCAGATGACGTCAGAAAACTCATGGGAGAAAAACTGGCAGACATGGTCTTTACCGATCCGCCTTATAACGTTGCCCATACTAGTAAAGAAAAACAAGGTAAGTTTCATACAGAAAAAGGAATAATTCTTGGCGACGACCAAAGTCAGGAAGACTTCAAGAAATTTACAGAAGGGTTTTTCAATACGATGCACGATGCTCTAAAAACCGGAGGGATTATTTACGTCTGTACTGGATACACCTCCTACCCACTTTTCTACTATCAAATGCTGAACTCAGGCTTTGTGTTTAGTAGTGCCATCGTTTGGGTAAAACCTTCTTTCGCGGTCGGCTGGAGTGACTATAAAAAGCAATATGAGCAAATTATGAAGGGTAAAAAAGGCAAAGGTAAAACCAAAGCTGAAGGCATTATTTACGGTTGGAAGCAAGGAGAGAAGCATGTATTCACCGGAGAGACAAACGAAAGTGATGTTTGGAACATGCCAAGAAAAGCAGTGACTGAAATGGTTCACCCAACCGAGAAACCAGAGTGGTTGATTATGAAAGCTCTCAAAGGAGGTAGCCGGTTCGGAAACATTGTGCTGGATCTCTTTGGAGGTTCCGGAAGCACTCTAATGGCTGCACATAAAACTGGCAGGATTGCTTATCTGATGGAACGTGATGAGAAGTTTTGCGATCTGATTAGAAAGCGTGCTAGGCGTTTGAAACTTTAAGTATGAAGAAAAAACAGACAAATGCACAAATAATTATTGAGCGTATGCCGGGTGAAACCGAGCAGCAATTTGCGGCCTTTTTAGCTTACTGTTTGATGCTAAAAAGAAATGTTAGAGACCTGGTCAAAACCTGGTCAAAACTTGGTCAGGAATTGGAGCAGCAAAACTCCGGTATCAGGCTGGGAAAACCTGTTTCCAAAACAACAGCTCTTTCCTGGTCCGCTAAATTTCACTGGCAGGAAAGAGCTAAAAAGTGGACTGAGGAACGAAAGAAGATATCAGCCCTTGAATTTCAGCAAATTGTTGACGAGAGAGGTATTAGTGTTGCCAGATTATTCCACAGAATAAAGACTTATCTCCTTCCTCAAATAACTGCAAATAGAGTGTTGACGGTCGATGACTTTAAAAAGGCTTGGGAGATGATTCGTTTGGAGTCCGGACTAAGTACAGGGAAACAGGACGTTAACGTTATAAACCCTGCCGAACAAAATCTTGACATTGACGAGCCAACTCAAAAAGCGTTGCAAGTTTGGAGGAAAGAACATGATGCAAGACGGAAATCTGGAAATAATAAAAAATCTTGAAAAAGCCGGTGTTGATTACTGGATCTCAAGAAACAAAATTAAAAATGAAAACGGTGAGCTTATCGAATTTGAAAACCATAGGTTTATGGTCGACATTTATCGCGACACTTCCCGGATTCAGGTTATACAAAAAGCTTCACAGGTCGGAGCGAGTACCATGGAGATATTGAGAGTTTTGCACGCAGCAAGATTTTGGGGTATTGGTCAGATCTATACCCTGCCAACCACTGATGACGTCCTCAAATTTGTTCCAAGCAAAGTGAATCAAATTATCAGGACAAACCCCTGCATAAAAGAGGGAGTTGATTCTAAAAACATTGACTCCGTAGAGCAGAAACAATTCGGTAAGGCCTTTATACACTTCAAGGGTACGTTTACAGGTCGGGAGGCAATTATGCTTACATCCGACAGAAATATTCATGATGAACTGGATAAATCGAAACCTGAGGTAGTCAGGGATTACACTTCCCGGATGGGTTACTCAAAAGTAAGAAGTCAACATTTCCTGTCAACACCAACCATCCCCGACTTCGGGATTAATAAACTTTTTGAACAATCCGACCAGAAACACTGGCGCTTCAACTGCCCGAACTGTGACTATAGGCAACACATGGAATGGGAGAAAAATGTTGATGAAGAAAGAGGAATTTACTACTGTCAAAACTGTAAGAAAGAACTCACGTCTAAAGAAATCGGTGAGTTAGGGAGCTGGGAAGCCCGCTTCCCAGGCAGGCCCATCTCCGGATACTGGATTAGCCAAATGCACTGTCCTTGGAGAACAGCGATAGATCTTATCAAAGAACGAAAAGACGCAGATGATGACACTTACTTCTTCAACTTTGTGCTAGGGTTGCCATATCTTGCTACCGACCAGAAGATTCCAGCCAGCCTCTTTATTCGCAATGTAACTGAAACAAAAGCCGACACCACAGGTGAATATAACGTTATGGGCATTGATACGGGCATGGGAACCGGCAAAGGCAATCACGTAATGATTGGCAATAATAAAGGCATATTTTGGATCGGCATTCTCCAAGACAATGAAGGCCAAGATCGCTGGAAGCAAACCTCCGATTTGATTAAGTTTTTTGATGTGAGAGTTGTTGTTATCGATGGTCAACCTTATACCGCAGAAGCCTTTGACCTGGCCAAGGAATTTCCTTACAGGGTTTACCTGAGCTGGTTCAAAGATGACCCCAAAATGCTTGAGGTTATTCGCTTTTTTGATGAGAAAGAAAGTAAAGACGCGGTTTTTGAGGATGAAGTAAAAGTCTTCTCCTCCCGTACCAGAATCATGGACGACACTATCTCAGCACTCAGGCGTGGAGATATTAAATTTGCCGTGCCAGCAAGTAATCCAGCTTTCAAGCTCCTTATTACCCATGCCCAGACAATGTATGCGAGAACAGTCACAGACAAGTTTGGTCAGGCAAAACGTGAGTGGGCCAACACCGGACCAAATGATTTCTGGCTATCACTTATTTATTGGCAGATAGCCATGAAGAAAAGACTCAAATATGAGCCAAACAAATAAACCAACCATTACCACCATCGCTGTTACACCGGCAGAAGCCAAAATCATTGAGGACATCCGAGCGGTTAAATTCGGTAAGGTTGAAGTGTTTATACAGAACGGCAAGCCTTACCGCAAGGAAATCACAGAACAACAAAGAATAGACCCTAAAGAAGGTGGTAGTGCCGGAGAAACACCCAAAAAGCAAAGCGATGTCGAACTATAGAATAAAGTTTGACTTCCTGAGTTGTTTGATGATAATTGCTTGTTGCATCGCTATGAAACGCCAAGAAAACTACGCCGACCCCAAGTTAGAAAAACGTTTAGCTTACTTCTTCGGTTTCATTTACGTCATTGTTATCGCCCTATTAGCAATTAAAGGAGTCCTATGGCTATTACGATAACAAAAGAGGATTTTCAAGCGTACTTAAAAGTACAGAATTCCGGCGAAACCAATATGTTTGATCTCAGAAACGTTGTAAAACTATCAGGTCTCTCCAGAGAGAAAATCCTGGAAATAATGACAAACTATCGAAAATACAAAAAACAATGGGAGGTGACGGAAACATGACACAAAAAATAGACTTCGATGAAGAACAAAAAATCAAATACATTATTCTCAAAAAGCTCGATAAAGCTCAGACCCTGGTTAACGAAATCAAAGCGTTGATGAAGAAAATAAACCTAGCCCCTTCTACTGAGCAATAACCCCAAGCCTCTTCTTAAGAATTTAGCTATAATTGTGTAAGAAGTAAAAATGTTACTTTTCCTAACTCATCCGTTTACTTTAGTAGAAGGGTGGGACAGGACAAATAAAACAAAATGAAACCACCTTTTGAAGATGTAGTCAGAGATTACATCAGATTAGTTTATTTTTTTGCGAAAAAGTCCCTGTCCCAACAGGATGACATTGATGATGTCGTCCAGGAAACATTTTTAAAGGCTATGAAAGCATACACAAACTTTAAATTCAAAAGCGAGGGTGAGTTGAAAAGTTGGCTCCTTATTATTTGCCGTCACGTAATTACGGACATGCTCAGGTCAAAGCATAATAACCACCTGTCTATCGAGCAGAATAACATTGAACTTTTTGATGATAGTGATGTTGAGGTTATGCTTGAGGCAAAAATCACCCAGGAAGAAGATATAAAGAAAGTTACCGCAGCACTTAAAAAGCTCAAGCCAGCCGAACAGGAAATCATCAGGCTACGGGTTACCGAGGATATGCAGTTTTGTGATATCGCTACTGCCCTCGATTCAAAAGAAGCAGCAGTTAAGATGCGTTTTTATAGAGCTATAGTTAAGCTCAAAGAATCACTGATATGAGACTAAAAAACATTATCCGATCATTCTTCCTTCAGGAGAGCAAAAAAGAGTTCAAGCACATTAGCGCTTTAGAGAGTCAAATATTGGCTCGAGTAAGAGAAGAACAGAAGTTAGAAGAAAAATTAGATAAATCATTCTCTCAAGCACCGCGGCCATTCTGGGACTTTCTAAACATAAGAATCCCCTACGCTTTTGCTGTAGTTGTTTTAGGCGTTTTATTAATAAGTTTCACTGCGACCAACGTGATGGCGAGAGGCTCAGTTATAGAGATGCTCTTGAACCTGAGAAATGCGCTTCAGCAGGAACTATCTAACCTTTTGAACAATGACCCCAGCTACAGGGACAAAGGTACTCAAAAGTATCAACAGGCTCAGAAAGAGTGGTGTCTTGTCAGTGCAAGACCGGCTGAAGAGCGCGAAAAAGCCGTTGAAGCAGTCAGGGATTTTCTGGACAGGCCTGATGCCAACGTTGAGTATGAATGTGTGAGGAATCCGAACAGTAATCCCGATGAACAGCCTCAAACAGAAAGCTATACCGTTGACTTTGACCGATTCACCGTAGATACCAAGACTAATCTGGTAATTGAAATGTCACCAAAGGAAGGCACCTGGGGTACAAATAAAGACGGCTCCCGCTGGTTTAGTCCTCAAAAGGATTACGATTTTACTCCACATTATTCACAAGAGGGAGTCAAAAAACTGGCTCTAGAATTCATCAATGAGCACGAGTTGGCTTTAGGAAAGATAAAGCTGAACGATATGACACTAGAGGTAGAATCTAAGGGTGCCGAAGAAAACCAGTTAACCTATTTTTTGAAGTGGGAAGGAAATAATGGCACAGTACTTATCACATATACTCAAGGTGGTCAGCTTATTCACTTCTTAAATGAATTGAAAAATTAGCCAGATTTCTCGGAAAAGTAGTAAAAGTAAGAATTGTATGGATATTCTTGATATGAGCCGGTATACTTGGTTCAAGAATGGTGATGCCTGTAAATATATGAAAAAGATAATAAGTGCAATCATCTTAATACTGATACTCTCGACATTAGCCTTCGCCTGGAAGAAAAACAGCGGAGAGAGATTTGCCGCTCCCAGAACAAACGCACCGATGATGGAATTCAGGATATCAAAACAAAATACAATTACGGCGGTTACAGGGAACCTTCATTACTACGGATTTGTAAAAAATGAGGAAGCCTTCCTGGATGCTCTCAAAAATTCTAGAGATAACACTCCAGGTAATGAGGGTGCAATTAAAGTTGGGAGTAATACCATAGACACGGAATCCTCTTACAACATATCTCAATCAATGACCGCATGGGAGATAGCAAACATACTTCTTAATCAGGGTACCCCAAGTCCAAGTAACTGTGATCACGGATGTCCAAACTCACACCCCTTTACCCCCGAGCTACTCCCAGGTGGAGATGTTGCCCCTACCTTGAAAGAGAGAATGCAGGTGAAGTACCAATGGGTCAAGACATATGAAGATTGTGCGGATGCGATAGGAAGTGACGGAGGACAGTTGTCCTCAGAACAATATTACGAACGAACTGGAATACGACTTTGCGTCTCCCCTGATGGTAGAGAATTTACTCAAGGCAAGGAAGGGTGGAGTGACCAACCTTCACCATAAAACGGTATGCAATTTAACTTTAAAAATCCACTCTTTATAATACCCATCTCACTAGTTATCTTTATCATCTTAGGATTTTTATTGACAAGTGCTTCACAGAAACAAGCAAACATCAGCGTTTTCACCATCAGTAAAACGAACCAAAACCAGACCACTGAAAGACTAGTAGAGGGTGGATACATCAAGTCCCGATGGATACTACCAATAGCCCGTTTAATGACTTTGCGATTTGGAGGGATTGAACCAGGTGGATACAAAATTTCTCAGAGTATGAGTGCCAGAGAATTAGTTATGATTCTAACTTCAGAACCACAGCTCAAATGGATCACTTTCCCTGAAGGACTCCGGAAAGAAGAAATTGGCGAACGTCTTGCAAAGCAGCTCCACTGGACTAACGAAGAACTGGAAAAATGGAACAACACTTATACAGCCATGCAGTACGATTACCGGGAAGGAGTTTACTTCCCCGATACTTACCTCATTCCAGTCGATGAAAATGGACTTGATACAGCCAAGAGGATGATCAATCGCTTCAACGAAAGGTTTCAAGGATACCCAGACATGTTTGCAGCTAAAAACATAAAATGGACAACGGCACTCACCCTAGCCTCTATCATCCAACGTGAGGCTGCAGGATCCCACGATATGCCTTTAATCGCAGGTATCTTATGGAATAGACTCGACAAAAATAAGCAACTCGAGATAGATGCTACAGTACAATACGCCAGAGGAAAGACAGAAAAGGGCTGGTGGACACCGATTAAAGGGAGTGAAACCAGAAGTCTGGAATCACCATTCAACACCTACCTCAATAAAGGCTTACCGCCACACCCAATTTCTAATCCAGGAATGGATGCCATTGATGCAGTCCTAAATCCACAAGAAACAGACTGCATTTACTACCTTCACGACAGCGATGGAGTGATCCATTGCAGTGCCTCCTTCGCAGAACATGAGTTGAATATAGACCGATATCTCCGCTAATTCACTCCCTTTAGAGTTTTATAATCACCACTAATAAACAGAACTTGACATTTAGAAAATGTTCTGCAATCATGGAAATATGAGAAGTAAGAATAGTATGAATATACTTACACCACTCCCTCTTCTTCAGTACAAAATTCCGACACCGTGTAATCAGTCTCGACCATTTTCCCTTCCTTTGCAAACCCAGGTTAACAGCGAAATCCGGGTTTATTTATAACTAAAGCTGTAGAAAGGAGGTGAAAAAATAAAAAGCTATGCGATATCCAAAAAAAATGCTCGTAATCCTTCCCTTGCTTGCAATATCAGCTTTTGTAGGCTTTAGTCTTACAAAGACTAGCCCAGTAGGCGCGCAGCAAGACCAGAAACAAGCGAAGGTTGAAGCTCTCCAACAAAAGTATCTAGATGCAGTTGAAGACGCTAAAAAGAATGGTGAATTTACTACCAATCAATTTGGCGAAAAAGTCTATGCCGGTAAAACAGCAGAAGACTTGCTACGACTAGAGAAAGAAGTAGGTGCTGAAATTCGTGAGCTAACCGCAAGGCCTGCAGAGGATAGATCGAAAACTATCACAGCTATCAATGAATGGAACGATAAGTATCTCCATCCAACTGCAGAAGGAATGCCTAAACAGGCAATCCAATATGCTGGTCGCTCAGGACAAGTTCAAGGTACCAAACGAGTTGGTGCAGAGCGTTACTTCTCTCAGGATTATCAATTCACCGTTGACCCACAAACCAACAAAATGCTCGAGATGTATGTCCGACCAAAAGAAGTTGGTGAACCAAAACAGTATGAAGATATGACGCCACGCTATAACGATGCTCAGTTAGAGCAAAAAGCTCGAGAATTAATCGAGTCACAAAAACTAGGCGTGAACCTTGATTCTTTGAAACTTGAGAAGAATCAAAAAGTCGGGACATTCTTCTACACTTGGGAAGGTGAAAAGATAGCCGATGGAGTACAACCTTTCTTGTACGTTGCTTATACCCAAGGTGGGCAATTGATTGGCTACATCAATGCAGGCTTTTTTGATCAACTATGAAAAATTTAGTATCAAAAATCTTTCTAGCATTGGCCTTAGTAGTCGTCTTTGGCTTCTCCGCAGTCAATAGTGTCTCTGCCTATGGCGAAGCATCTATTTACTGTACAGGTGGAGGTTACTTCGATAGGTTTGGTCCGAGTGAATACTGGTGGGAACATGGCAGTATGGGATGGTGTAATGCCCCTTCAGGCAACAACTGGTGTGAACACGGTGAGTGTGCACACAATTCACCATACAACACTGTATCCCGCAGTATGTGGAAGACCTACTCAGGTAGCTCTCAGAGCAACTACGCCCGCTGGAATATGGGTAATGCTGGTGGATGGTGGTACTGGTTCGCTTTTATCCCAAGCAACTATGCTACAACCACTGCGGCACCATATACGATTACGTATGCTGGTGGAAGTGGATACAACTTCACTATAAACCAAAATTCGTACTCTAACATCTGGGTGACACCGGGTTCACGAACTGAGAATTTTACTCAGATCATGAATACCTGGCTAACAGATGTCACTTACGAGAGTCCATCAAGACAGATCGGATTTGACGAAGTTCAGAAGTGTTATGAATCTGGACAATGGAGTTCCAACTGTCCTGGTAATCACGTAAGAAGGGATTAAGGTCGTGGGAAAGTCAGCACCAGCCTCGCAAGGGGCTGGTCTGGCTCTATCCCTAAAAAAGATAACTTATATGAAATTAATATGAAAAAGGTTAAGGAAATACTAATTATTGTCTTAGGGTGCCTAGTAATAGGCATAGGATCATATTTCTATTTTTCGTACGGCCTGACAGATGGGCTCAAGATATCAATATTCAATTCGGGCAGTAAAGAATTAGATGACTACTTCATTGAAAAACTAGGTATGTCTGCTGAGGAAGCAAAACAATTCGCAGAGAACGACTTCTCATTTTTTATAACAAAAGACACCACCCTCGATGAAGTAGTAAAAAACCTTCACGAATACAGTCTTATAAAAGACAAAGAAACGTTAAGGAGGGCATTAGAACAAACAAAGGATAACCTACCAGGAAAGTCAGGTGCTCTCAAGGTGGGCAACAATACTATAGACGTCAATGCCTACTATCAGCTAAAAAAGGGGTTGCCCACACAAGAAGTCGCAAACATTTTGCTCAACCGCCCCAATTACCTACAAGGAGACAGCTACAATTACATATTCATGCCAAATGATTTACCAGCTGAAAATCAGAAAACACCGGATAACTAGTAAAAAATCTAGTAAAATATGTATATGAAGCTGAAAACATTCTTAATATGCATCATAGCTATAGTAGCCATCAGTTTGGGAATAAAGACACTATCCTCTCTAAATAACACATCCTCGATATCACCCACCCCCGCTCCAGTGGCTCAGAAACCAGCAACTCCTGATAAAAAACCAAGTAGGGATCTCGCACCCAATGAACAATTCATCAGTCCTGTTGGACTCTATATCACAGTTCCTGATGGGATGACCTTCCGAAAAGAGATAGCCGACGATTCAGGCGTAATTAGGAGTGTGGGTTTTTACATAGAAAAAAACGATGGAACATACAAACTATATGGCTTATATCAAGAGGAAAATATCACAGATGATGGACTCGAACGAATTAAAAAGGAAATGAACCCTCTGACCATTCGTGAAACGGTTGTAGGGGGCTACAAAGGCGTTGAAGGGCAAATTGAAGGCCCGAGAGCCAGATATGCCACTTACATAATTAAAGACAGCAAACCGATCTCTTTCTCAACTATTCCATACACAGAAGAAAATAAGGCAATTACTGAGCAGATTTTATCAACTGCAACCTTTGAGTAGAGTTAATCTTACTCGTAATACCAACCCCAACCAGGATTCTCCACCTCGACTATCTTGCTTTTTAGCATCTTGTACATACCATCTTCCTCGACAGTCTGCCAGGTCCCCTCATAGTAATGATAGTCAACTTCACCATCGTTCCAGTTCTTAGTCGAAAATTTAATAGAAACAGTATCATCGGTTTCTTCAAAAGGTTTGGTGGAAATAACATCGACATCCAGAATGTCAGTAAATCTATTTGTCCATTCCTCGTAGTTGGTTTTTGTTAGGTACTCACGACTCAGGAGTGCGAAACCGTCTTCCATCCGTCGAGCTTTAAGATAAGTGTAAAACGCCTCGACTGCTTTCTCGGGTGAGACTGAAGCATCAACCTCAATTTTGGTAATATTTTGATCGGTAAGATCAGGTACAGCCATTTTAGCCCAGTCAGCACTGATGAATAATGAGATACCAGCCAAGCTCATGGTGTTAACACCAACTACTGCTCCACACTGATCAATCAGTGGGCCACCACTCATACCCTCGACCAAGCTAATATCAGTCTGGATGTATGCCATAGGCGTTTGTTTGGACTTCCTAAAGTCAATCATTCTTCCCTTGAGAAGTGTTGCATCGCCTGTTAGTCCGGTCCCAAGCGGGTAACCTGCAGCAATCAATTGTTCGTCTTCCAGTACGGCCACTCTATCGGGTAAAGGCATAACTAAATCTGGATATACACCATTAGTGTACAGTAGTGCCAGATCAGCTTCTTTATTCCCGACAATCCTGGTTACTGTAATGAAATCTCCATTAGGAAAGATCACTTTTGGGCTTGGTTCATCTGCAATAACATGGAAGTTAGTCAAGACCTGATCAGGGGCAATGAAGAAGCCAGTACCCTCTGAGTAACCACCAACTACTCTGACTACCGAGTTTTGTACTTTATCTCGCACGCCCACGCCACAGAAAAATTTGTCGAGGTTTCCATACTCCTTGGACAAGTAGTCGAAAATTACAAACAAAGAAGCAATCATGTAAACCATGGTTCCCATTACAAACATAGCTTTCAAGAAGTTCTTCAAGCTTTTGAACGGAAAGACAATGACATCAATAACTATCCTTATCAGGGAAATAAGGAACTTAAAAGAAAAAGTAACTAAATAGTAAGCAGTGTAGCTTATGAGCTTAATTGGAAATAAATAAAGAGGGAAAACAAGTCGCTTGAGATACGCACGAAATCTACTCAAAAGGCTCTTGGCTTTAGCCTTAATACCTTTCGATAGCTTATCAAAATATTTTTCTAAAATATCTGTCATTTTTATTGCTCAATTTCATAGGCAGCTTTTCTATATGCACAATAATCGCAGTCTGCACCACTATCAGGGCACTCAGCCGATTGAAGGCATTTGTGAGCCTCTGTGACGGCATTTTCGACCCAGGAGTCATCACCTTTATAGGGAATGAGGGTGATTTCAAACTCAAGCTTTCCATCAAAGGCTTTCCTGTCCGTTTGTCCATTACAATAAACGAAGTAGCCAGTGTTGGATACCTTGAACCCATTTTTTCTTAGCAACCACTGGTAAACCTCCATTTGACGTTTGTAGCCATCCTGCCAATCCTTGTTAAGTTCAGTGATAACTTCGCTCTTAGAAGTAGATTTGTAGTCGACGACGATGTACTCACCCTCAGAGTTAATCCAGAGATCGTCAATTGCGCCAAAAATGAGCAGATTTGTAGGTTGATGAAGGTACTGAACACCAGTGAAGTTGTGTCGCCATTTATCAAGATCAACATGAGCAACAGGTCGGGCATCAATGCCATATTTCTCAATCAAGGGATGCTTTGTGCCATTAATTCGATGAACATCGAACTCTAGCTTCAGAAGATGGTCAACAGCCGAATTCAGAGCAAATGGGAAACCAGGAGGGCGAGCTACTCCTAGTCGGCGATCAAAGTAAAAACATCTTGGACACTGCAAGAAAAGATCTATTTTAGAACGAGAAAGCTTGAACGTCTCAGGAGAAGCCGGGTCGTATAAGCCTTTGGTTCGTTGTGAGTTATAGTATTGGGACATAATTAAATTTCATGCTTAAAATTAAGCTTTCTAGCTCTTTGTTTGAGAGCAGCTTTCCCACCTTCCAAAACCCTGATTATCTCGTCTCTGACATTTAAATCTTCTATCGCCCCTGTTTGGTAGGAGAAATCATACTTACCATTCTCTTGTCTATGACTTTCGGAAACCAACACTTCTTCTGTATCAGCACATACGACTAAACTGGCATTGTGAGACACAATGATTATTTGTCTCTCTTCTTTTTCTTGTTTCACAAATCTTACTAGATCAGTTGCCACGCCAACGACATCGAGGTCGTCTTCTGGCTGATCAATCAAGATCGGATATTTTTCGTCGTCATAGTTAAAAACAAGCTCAAGAAGGGCTATGGCTTTCTGTCCTCCAGTCATGTCTTTAAAATGAGTATTTTCGTCTTTAGTCTTCACCGAGTTTAAGTAATCAATTTCATATCTATTCTTTAGTAGTTGTGAGATAACTTGTGATACATCATTAACTTCAACCTTTGTTTTGATTTTTCCATCTACTAAGCCAACGATAACTTTTTTTATAGTATCTTCTGATGGTTTAATGGGAGATTCACTGAACAAAGTAACTATATCTTCCTCTTGTTTTACCTGGGGATCGGAATCTCTTGTATTTATGTTTCTTTCTACAAATCTCTTTAGATCATTACTGTTGTAGACAGTTACTGTTTCTATTTTTAAGAAAGAAAAGGTATCATCAAATTGAGCAGTCCCAAAAATTGCTTGCTGTTGGTTATCAAAGTTAGCATAGGAATCTACCAACTTGCCTATAGCCTCAGTTTTTTGAGCTGTTGCCTGTTTTATTTTCTCTGTATATTCGTTTATCTTTGAAAGAATTATTTGCAAATCCGCAAGCTCCTTGGTGAGTCCTTCTAACGCTTTGTTTGCTTTAATCTTTTTGTCTAACGGTCCAATAATTTTATTTTGATCAACAATAATCTTATTCAAGGTTTTTATTTCCTGATCTATCTTAGCTATCTCAGTTTTTATAAGATCTGTTAAATTCTCCCTGCCCTTTTTTGTTAACTCTTCTCTTAAGGCCTCCTGCCTTTTAATAGATAGTCTGTTGAATTCTTGGTTAGTAACGAGCACGTTCGTTTCATTTTGCTGAAGCGCATCTAAAATAGTTCTATCTTGGTTCAAGATGATGATTTTATCGCTGCTTTCACTAGCTGTCTTTTTAGCAGCAGAATAATCTTCTAATTCTTTTTCGGTAACTGCCTGATCACCTGAACCTTTATATTTTTTGATCTCATCATTCTTGTTCGATATTTCTCCTTCAATTTCTTTTTTAGAGCCCTGCTTCTTAAGTAAGCTACTATTTTCAATTAATGTTGAATTAGCACTCAGTAAATCTTGAATCTGTCCCTCAATTTGTATCTTACTGTTCGAAACAAACTCCTCATAAGACTGGATTGCATTAGCAAATCGAATGTGTTTTTTAAGGAGTTTTGTTAAAAACTTATCTCGCTCTTGTGCTTTATCTTCTTCTTCGTAGGCAAGAGAACTCAGATAATTTTGAGGAATATAAAATACATTCTTTGGACTGTCATCATTGCCATGATCTTCCTCGCCATCTCCCCAGTGAACCTTGAACTCGTCCAAGTTATATAACTTATCGAATTTGTCTTTTTCAGAAAACTGAATAGGATCAACTTTTGAGGCAATATTCTTTAGAAGAGTAGATTTACCACTTCCACGAGTACCAATAATTGAGTTAAGATCCTGATTTAAGGGAACCGTTTTCACTTGTCCAGAGCCGTCTTTGTATGTAATGTTATCAATAATAATCCTGCCTGATTTGCTGTCTGCAGGATTTCTCTCTTGAATCCTTACTCTCTCTTTCGGGTCCCAAATTATTTGTTTCAGTCCTTCAAAAGTGGGGTCTGCTTTTATCCAGCAATATAGATTATTGTTTGGATTAAAGAGCTTATCTTCTGTGTGAGCATCGGACCCATGTATGCATGGTTTAAGTGAACCGCATTTTTCAGAAACTACTTCCTCATTATCGACCCGTTCTCCTAAGAAATATTTTCTATCTTCTGGGTTACTTGAAAATACCGCATGAGATATGCAGTAGATCGATTTACGAACGGCATCTAACTGACTCTCAGTATTGTTTTCGAACAAATCATAATGCTGTTGGAATGCTGAAGCACCATCATTATTGGAATTACTAACTACGATGACAACATTGTTTCTAAAGTTTTTGTTATTGTCATATAAAGCTTGGAGATCTCCATGAGAAACAACAAAATTAGCCAATCCTTTCTTGTATGCAACTTCTTCATTTAGACTCGAGTCAAGAGACTTTCCCAAACCTATCATGCCCTGCCTATTCATCTTAAACTTAGTGGCAGTACCAGCTGAGTATTCAATGGACCCAAAAAAATCGTTTTCAATAAAACCAAGAAACTCTGGATTAAATAGACAATGGATGTTAACCAGACGCCCACTGTTAGTGCTAGGCATCATTCGAAGTTCTACATTGGGAAGTATAAATATTTCTTTAATTCTCTGTTTATCATCATTCGAAAAGATAGTTTGCCCAGATGTATTAGTGTTAGTAAAAGTGTCAATGTTACGAACAAAGTCCACAACTTTTCTATAGTTCTCAATAGCGAAGTAATCAGTAATACCGATAACTGCTATTTCTTTATCGATGGCCTTCCTAAAAAGATCAATGCAGAAATCGTCAAAAGTATCGCTAGTGAATTGGTCATTTTTGGCTGTGCCTTTGGTGTGAATATGGAGATCCCATCTACGCCACTGTGATCCTCTAGGAAACATTACTGCCTCCTTCCACAATGGCAACCTCTTTCTCATTCAACTCATAAAGGCCATATACCATTGAATCAATCTTTTCCTGTAGTTTTGAAAGCGTTAATCGTTTGGAACTATCGTTATCAAAACTTGGCTCACTTCCCAATGCCAGTAATTCGTCGACAATACTAATAAATACCTCTTGCTCTGTAATGCTAATTTTTTTAATTGGCAGACACTCTAAAGTTTCTATGTCTGTTTGAGCCATTGTTCTCCCTGTTTCAAGGGAGGTTGTTTGGTAGAACCATGTAAATAATCTAGAATTTAGGAGGGACAACAAATACTTAAGTTTTATTTCTCCGTCTGGGTTTTTCGGTGCAAAAGAGTGTACGTTGTTTAAATGGTAGTAATTATTTGTATCCAAAGATGCAGTTAGAGAATCTGCTGTTTGACGGATTAATATCTTTGGATTGTGAATAACATCATAGTCCCAACCGCCTTTATTAAGTAGCTTTGGGTCGATATTTATATAATCATCGTCGTATTTGATTCGATACTTCAGAATTTGTCCTCCAGAAGTTAATCCCTTCTGCCAAGTTTCCGTTTTCTTTTCTTTTGCGACTATGTTTTTTTGTCCAATTAACGACCTTACACCAGTTCTTCCAATAAAGTAGTCTCCAAGTGGCACTGTCTCGTGCTCAATTTTATCGACAAGATCCATAGTCTTTTTGTCAAAGAACATTCTAAAACGATGATGCTTCTGAGCCTTAAAGTACGCTTGCCTATATTTAAACTCTTGGTATGTTTTATCTGATATCTGATTATTGTTTGCAATATAGCGTGCAGCCAATTTATGATCTGGATTTATACTTATTTTTCGATGGAAAGTGTAAACAATAGAGAAACCAACCGTTGCCTCGAAAATTTTATAAGGCATCCACGAAAGATGAATTATTTCGCAGTGATTGAGAATTTGTCCTCTAACTTTTGAGAAATATCTACCAAGAAGGAAGCTGTCTGGGACGATATAAGTTTGAATCCCACCATCAACCTTAGAGAGTTGAATAGCTTTATCCATAAAAATGGCATAAATGCTGATTTTATACTCTGCCGAATTGGGGTAAAAACTAACTAAAGTTTTCCTCTCCTCAGGAGTCATTTTTTGCGTACCTCTTAAGCCATAACTTATGTAAGGTGGGTTTGCAATAACGATGTCAAAACCTTCATTTATGCCAAACATCCACTCAGGGTCAAACCAAGATGAGGCTTTGTTACTGAACGGATCCCAACTCGTAAGCTTGGTAGTTAAGTCAGCATGACCACGACGACCTTCGCTAATTAAGCGCTGGAACATCTTATTCTGTGCCTGGACAAACTGAAGTTTTAGCGCATCACGTTCAGACCCTGAAGCGTTGAAAAACATATCCCTGATCTCTTTTAGTTCAGAGATACCCTCATTGTCTTCAAAAAGACCAACCTGAACTTGCTTATTGGTGGTCGGAAGACCAATCAAACTGTTGGCTGCCACGAATTTGAAATCAAGGTTTGGCAATGGTTCAATGCCCCTATTCTCAAGAGAATCGTCAATTCGTTCATCGACAACAAGTGTTAGGAAACATCGAAGTCTGGAGATTTCAGTAGCAATGGGTTGAATATCAACTCCATAAATATTCTCCCTAATCACACCGAGCTTACGAATATAATCAAAGTTTTTGTGAGTAAACTCTCTTTCTATGACTCTCCTTATTTCTGGCGAAGTGCTTTTGATTTGCTTCTTAAACCAAAGGTGCCCCTCTGGATCAACTTGCTGGAGGACAAAAACCATTTTTTGCAATGCACCAATAGGAAAAGCGCCTGATCCGCACGCTGGATCCAAGATTTTCACTCGCTCTAAAGCATTGATTACTTCTTGCTTTTCATCCTCGTTAAGAGGATATTCCGAATCATCAGTTAAATCATAGCTAATAATAGCTTTTAGTTTTTCCTCACTAATTGATGTGTGTTGTTTTAAGTACAGGAGTAGACTCTCATCAACCATGTAGTCCACGATCATACGAGGTGTATAGTAGCTTCCCGTACTCTTACGAGCAGATTCTCCAGTCTCTGGGTTTATTTCTGCCAACAAGTTTTCAAAAATTCGCCCAAGCATTTCTGGATCAATAGATAACTCCTCATCAAAGCTAGTATTTTCATCAATGGTGAAGTTATAAGTTTCTAGAGTTTGAAAGAATTCGACAAACCATTCGTCGGGAACAACCACAGTGTTGTGGAATTGGGATTGCAAATCGCCATTTCGACGTTTATAGAAATCGCTTTCGTGTGGAGAAAAAAGACCACCGTTAAGGTATGGAATTAGTGAATAAGGCTCTTTAAAATAAGCGTCCTTCCTCGATTTAACCGGCTGATTCAAGATCTCAAAAAATATCGGCTCAAGTATACTGTGATAATAGTCTTTATTTGTTTTTGCAGCGTCAAGCGAAAGCAACTCTCTAGGCATTAACGATCCACTATCAGGACTTCTTTTTTCTCTCAAAAACCAGCCAAAGATAATTCTTCCTATCAAACGAACTGCAAACTCAGCACTTATTTGGCTGTGTTCAGGAATAGATGGTAACTTAAGTACACCTTTATATGTAGTTTTTCCTCGGCCGACACCGAGAGTCCCCCCTACCAACTTGACGAAGTTTTCAGAAATTTCCTTATAGAACTCTTTATTTACAACCTCCAAGGAGAATCTGTCTTTTAAGTCAACTAAATTATGAACGGTTCCACGTTTTAATAAAAACTTAATTGGAGTGTTTACCTTAGCATTTGGTCCTAAGAAAAAAGAGTATCTTCTCGGATTTGAATAAGCGAGGGCAACTCCTCCTCTGTCAGTTTTTTGTGGGTTTGCAGTCATCAACGAAAACCGCCAGTCATCACTTCCGTGAGAGTGAAAGACCGCTAGTGCTTGAAAAACAGCACTTTGTTTCATTACCTGAAAGGCATCTTTTGCTAATGCTATGCGCTTATTAAAGGAACCCGAGTACTCAAATTCAAAAACCTGTAGGTCAAGTGACTCACTTCTACCAAGGCTGAAAGCTTTATTAATTGACTTATAGTCACTAGTGGAAATTGGTCGAACATCTCTTTGATAATCCTGAAGAAAAATCTCACTTAGGAAGTTGATAAATTCATCTCGATTGTATTTTTCATTTAAGTTCATCATACAAATTGTTCTGCAAATAAGAGCAGTTCCTGTTCACTTTCTGTGCGATTCGCTCTAGTAAGTACATTTCTGATATACGTCTCAGGAACAATTTCAAGCAATTTTTCATAGGCTTTTTCAACATTGCGAAGATCAAGGTGAGAAATATCCTTTAAGGCTCCGTCACTTAAGTCATCCAAAGTCTTGATAATAGAAATAATATCCTCGCAGTAATCTCTTGAGGTTGGTAATTCTTCAGAGATAACCTTCAATACCTGAATTGATTTAGCTCTACGACCTTGAATTTTTGGCAACTCGTGTTTACCAAATAATTTTTCTTTAGCAGTATTAAAGGCAAGAGTGAAATTGTCACCAACGGAGGATCCATCTTCGTCTTTTTTTGCTTGGAAATAGGTGAGAGCATATTCTGCAGAAACTACATCTGCCTCTTCAGGCACTGTTCCGTAGGTGAAGATTGAATTAGCTCCTTTCTTTCCAAAAACAACCACACCTTGCTTGCCGCTTTCACTACGCATAATTCGGCTTCTCCTGGGTAAATCGTAGATTCTCTGCATATTTTCACTTCTAAGAGCTCTCTCATACGCCTCTCGGTGCGGAGCATCCCATGACAATTGCTCCTCTTGCTGTTTAGCTTTATCAAATTCATCTTTAAAGAAACTCTTTAGCTCCTCGTCGCTGGTTAGAGTTCTTGTATCACTGCCAACCACAGCGTTTATTAACTTAATCTTAAGAGTCGAAATTGATTTAACTCGAGTTTCTTCTTCACCTACTGCTGTAGGGAAACAGTTGTAAACGAATAGGGAATCAAAAACCTTCTTGTTTATACGATTGATACGTCCAACACGCTGAATTACCCGAGTAGGATTGTAAGGAATGTCATAGTTAATGACGATGCCGGCACGATGCAGGTTAAAACCTTCGCTTAAGGCATCCGTTGCCAACAAAACATCGTAATCGTTCTTTTGTTGCTCAGAGGGGAAAGAAGCATCAAAGTTGGCTTTTATTATCTGTTTATAAGCATCAGTTCCCTCTGCCGCAGTGTACTTAGTTACGCGATCGAAACCACGCTTGTGAAGTTGATCCAAAAGATAATCTACTGTGTCCTTATAGCTAGAGAAGATAACTATTTTTCTATCAGGATTTTCAGAAAGGAAGTCTTTGAGTTTAGAGACTAATTCGTCTAGTTTGGGATCAAGATCAGCATATGTGGAGTTGCCATACCACTGCTTGTGAATTGACTTGAGTAATTGAGTGTCATGTCGAACATCTTCAATAAAACGAGGGTTCAGCAGGTCTTTGTCTATTTCAAGAAAACCACCTCTGTTGCGTAAAAGTTCCAAGTCTTGAGAAAGAGCGTCTCCATTTTCACCATCCTCCAAATCATAATCCTTCGGATCAGGTAGTTGCCCCTTTTTCATAATAGGGACAGTGCCGAGCTCGTTCCACCAATTCTCGATCTTTTCATTGGATTCGATCATTTTCTCTAGAGTTGAGCGGAAAGCATCTTTGGAACTTTCAAAACGCATAACCAGCAACCGTCTCATGAATTGAGCCAAGTTGGATTGAGCAATTTTAATGTCTTCGACGTCATCAAATTCATCCTTATATTTTTCAATAAACTTCTTTCGACTCTCTTCATTCATGTACTCGGAATCTGTTGGCTTATAGCGAGCACCGATAAAACCTTGATTTTCTGATTTTGTAATCAAATTCAGAGTTTCGATATAAAGCTCGTACAAGTCACCAAGGTCATACTCAAGCAAATTTGGCCCGAGGACTTCAGAGAAAGCTACACCTTGAGCATCTAAATCTTCTCTATAACGAGTAATATATTTGAGATCTAACCTTGAGCGGCGAATGATAATTGGCTCAATAAGTCGACGTTGTTCTGCCGCAATTTCCTGTGCCTCTTTATCAATTTCGTCTGCATCCATATCCCGCGCCATGTCTCGGCGAAGTTTTTTATACCTTTGAATCAGTTCTCTATAACGTAAGCTCAGATTATCTACAGAGCGAATAGTTGATTGCCCTGGAGTTTGAAATAACTTAAGAAGAGCAAACACGTCCTTGGGATCGTTGTTGAAGGGAGTAGCCGTAAGTAATAATACTTTGTTGTCTGGATTGCCTCTACAGACCTGGTGAAGGAGTTTATAGTCATAAGTATCTTCATTGCGATAACGGTGGGCTTCATCAAGTATGAATAAGATTGGCTCTCTAGAATCCTGATACCGCTCATAGACATCGCCAATTTTCCCAGAGCTAAACACTTTCGATCCTCTGATACCAAACTGCTCTTTGTAATCTTCCCACTGTGGAATAAGGTGAGGTGGCGAGATAACCACTGTTCGCATATCCATGTTGTGGGCAACCGCCGAGGAAATAATACTTTTACCGAGTCCTACAACGTCAGCCAGTATAGCTCCATCATATTTACTTAATTTATCGATAACCATTTTTACTGCATCGATTTGATATTCAAGGTCACTGTATAAGCCTCCAGTAATAACTTTGGGAGTTTTAAGGGAATCAACCTCTTTTTGCTGAAATAGCTCATGGAGAATGCGAATATAGATGTCGTAAGGTGCGGGAACGGCATATTTCCAAATACGAGGCTTTATAGCTTTGATAAAATCTTCTTTGGTGTTGATGTCTGCAATGGCAATCGACTGAGCATCATTCCACATGCGTTCAAATTCTGTCTGGTACTCTTCAAACTTACTCTTCTCACGGTTGGAATCGTTTAGCTCGCCTTGCCCTATGAGCCCTCGATAGGTAAGGTTGCTGGAACCCATAAACATCGTGCCAGGAAAATCTCCGTTTTGAGATGCTTCTGGTTTGTTATGAATGAGGTAAAACTTACCATGATAGTCAGAAACAGTCTTTCTAATTTCGAGCGTTCCATCTTTTACCTTCTGAATATAGAGGTCAAAAACATCATTCGATCTATCGCTATCAAAAATATCACTGTCATTCATGAAACTTACAAAGGCATCAATGTAATTGAGCTTCCGAACGGTTCTAGAGTTGGCGTTGTTCCTTGTTTGCCACTTGGAAAGATCAATATCACCTTCTTTAGACTGTTGAACAATCATAGGAACGAGCTGAGGATCGACTTCCAAGCCAACTAAAATTCTAATTTTCTTATCCTTTAATTGATCAAAGAGAGCTTGGAAGCCAGAAAAATAAAAAAAGCCGACCGCTATATCTACGCTGTCAGCTGATAATAAGGCATTTTTAAGTGCTTCCTGTAATGTCTGGTTTTTATTATCAATTAGTGCCATATTTATTTATTCTTGGTATTGATGAATTTTTCAATATCTTCCCTTTTGTAACGCCTTACTTTTTTAACACCGATCCGGATGGCAATAAGCACACCTTTTTTGTCCCACAACCTAAGTGTATTAGGATGGACTTTTAGCACTTTCGCTGCCTCGCCCAGAGTTAGCAATTCTTCCATAGGTTTACTTACCATTAGATACTAATAGAATACATAATATCAGATGTTATTTCAACAGTTTCATTATAACTTCAATCAGGCATTTTCACTTACTAACATTAACGACCTAGAGTTTTTGGGTTCAATTTTATAGTCTGAGAACAGAAATAAAACCGCCTAACGAATCTATCGGGGCTTAGGTTTCTCTATTTTTCAAAAGTAGATGAACCCAAGCCCCTTTTTTGTTGTCTAAATCATTATGCCAAAACCCGAAGTAAAAGAAGTAAAAATCACCCAAGTAGCCAGATACCAGCCTTCAGAGCGTGACGCAGCACTTCTGACTAAGTGGAAAGCCCGATTTAAGCGAGCAAAAGAATTCCGTGATCCATACCAAGCCAAGTGGTTGCGGATGTATCGCCTCTACCGCGCCTATCAGCACAAACAAAACTATGCGTACAACACCAGGCTAATGCCTCCGATCGCTTTTGAGATCGTTAAAACCGTTGTATCAAGGCTTGCCACTGCGAAGCGAAAGACCAGAGTCATTCCCAGAGAAAAAGCTGATATTCAATCAACTGCCCTCGGCTCCTGGGCAGATTTGGTTAACTATGACTTTGACATTATTGAGCTCGCAAGAAAGTTGCCTAACTGGATTGAATCTTCAGTTTTATATGGGAACGGAATAGTTAAGCTTGCCTGGAAAATAATCAACAGGAAACGATCAGACGGGAAAATAAAAACTATTTACGACGACCCGACAATGATCCTCTGCGATCTGTGGGACTTTTTACCTGCTCCGGAAACTGAAGATTTGCAGGAAGGATGTCCGTGGCTTATTCACCGCATTGTAAAGCCAAAGGAAAAGATCACAAAAGAAGAAGAAAACCGGGGTGAGAACAAAATATATAAGAACTTAGAGTTTTGTGAACCAAAAGTTGTTGAGGACTGGAAGAAAGAGCGCTATGAAATCAACACCAAAAAGATGTCTCAAATCGATGGTGACATCAAAAAACCAGAAACCGGAGAACAAAAAGTTTTGCCTGTTAAAAACGACCAGGAAAAACAATTGGAGCTCTGGGAGTGCTGGGACTATGAAGAAGATCAACTGATAGTTATTGCGAACGGTGAAGTAGTTATTCGAGATGACGAAAATCCCTACCTTGATGTCAATAACGGACACATTTTTGTAGACCTCCCTGATATGTCACTGCTTTGGGAGTTTTGGGCAACCGGTCACGTCGAACCTGTTGAAAGCACCATTATGGAAATTGCAGATCTCCGTAACCAAAGAATGGATGACGTAGTGCTGATGTTGGATCCAGTAGTAAAGATTCGGAAAGATACTGGTATAACCAAGAATGACATCATTTTCTCACCGGGAGCTGTATGGGAACTCAGAAAAATGGATGATGTGGTAATCGAGCGACCACCTGATATAAGTCTAATGGGTGTGAATGAAGACAAACTTCTTCGAGACGAAATCTCCAGAACACTTGCACTCGGTGAATACTTACAAGGACTTCCACAATCATCAGGTGAACCACTTGGTAAGGTGGCAATGCTATTGGGTCAAAGCAACCTCAGACTAAGCATGAATGCTCAAAACATTTCGAATGCCCTGACAATAGTGGCTAACATCCTTATTCAACTAAACCGTGAGTTTATAGGTGAAGACAAACTCTATCGCATTGTTGGCAACAATGTCGACTTCAAAGAGTTTAAATCTGAAGATAAGAAAATCCAGGTAGATGCAATTGTTGAAGTTGAGCCAGTCATTCCTCCGGATAAACAAGCCCGACTTAACCAGATATTGCTTCTTTACGACAAATTTATTGCCCAAGATAAACCGGATCCCAACAGTACTGCCGATGTAAAACGTTGGCTAATCCGCAAGCGTGCCTTGCAAAAAATGATTCTGGAGGAGTTAGATCTTGATCAATATGTCGATATTCTCCTTGGTCCCGAAATTACTCAATCTCAAGAAGCTAAAGAGGAAGAACCGTTAAATGACGAGATTGTGACCCCTGTGGCGCCTTCTAGCGATACTTTGCCCGCTCAAACGAGTAGTACGCCACCTGTGGCCAACCAAAACAAAATTAGAGAGCTTATCAGCAAGATTCCAGGGTTAGGGAAAATGATACAGCAATAATTCATATTAGTAAGATATTCTTTACAATTCATACATAGTTGTTTATTCTAAATATGCCAGCTCTTTAACAGCTCAAAGGAGAGTGTTAGATGAAGCGTAAGCTGATTGCGGCCCTACTGCTGACAGCAGTGGCAATGCTCACAATCGTTGGTGTTGCACTCGCCAACGATCAACCCGTCGAATGGGCGGACAATCCCAATGCCTGGCGGTATTCGCTAGACTCGATGGGAATGGGGTACGCAAACTGCGACTGGAACGATTACGGGTTCGAACTCGTGAAGACCTTCAGCGCAGACCCCGAAGACTACCGCCTCAATGCATCAAACGGAACTGTCGCAAGCGCCTTCAGTGGTAAATCTGTGATCGGGTATCAACTCGAAACGGCGTCAGATGCTTACATCTGCACCGGATTCACGGACACATGGAGTGCAGGCGGTCCCGGCAATGTCGAAGCATACCTGTACGTTTGGGTCCAGTAATCGCTACTGGTTCTCCCAGATAGTCAAGTAACATCCATCTAAGAGCTGGCAAACCGAGGAGGTAGGCACATCAAGTCTACTTTGTAGTTATGTCTACCTCCTCATCTCTTTCTAGATTTGACTTGTGTCAACTAATTAATATAATTAAAGATATGAACGTAAAGGAAGTAAGAAAAATAAGAATGTCTACGGCAATATTAATAACTGCTGTTCTTGCTATCACGGCTCTATTCATCGGTTTTCAAATTGGGCGTAAGGATGCTCCTAAAAATTGTGCAGAACTTGGAGTTGCTTATCTGGAAATAGGCAAAAAAGAATTGGGAATAACTGATTTCGGATCAGAGCAGTGGAATAAGCTTGTTGATGATGAAACAAAACTCACCAACGACTGCTATAATTCTTTCAAATAAAATTCACCTTAACCTTGCATCCAAGACAAAAGGTTCAATTCTGTAAGAAGTTTTTGTAGATACTTCTTGGGCTTGCTCATCAAATTGTTTTTTCGCTTCAACGATGTCTATAGACGGAACCTTTTGATTTTTCCGATCAGTCCAGGCATCGCATACAAACCAACCAATCAAATAAATGCCATGACGGCAAACATCTGTGGAAAGATACTGCCCAACAAGCTGAGACTCCATAGCAGTGTCTAGTTCTGGATGCCAGCAGCCCTTAGTCTCAATAGTGACTTTCATGGGGTCTCCGGTTGGCCTTCCTAGGTGGTCTCGACCGTACACGCTTATGTGGATGTCGGTTTTATTCCCACGTTTGATTTCAACTTCCCGGTTTACAATAATGCCCTTGTTTTTCAAATCCTCTTCAAGATGGACTTTGACATAGTCAGATAGTCGATTTTCATCTTTGGGTCGCTTTTCATTCCAAAGATTAATAGCTTGAGGATGTTCACCTCTTTGGAGTTTACTCTCTAGCCGCTTCAGTGAACCAATAACAATATCCATCAATTCATCAGGGCTATTTACCAACCTTAATTCATGGTTTTCAACCAATTTAAATATCTGGTCTACTGCTGGTGGATGCCAGGTTTTTTGTAAGGCAATCCTGCGTGTTTCCACAAGAGTGTATTGTTGGAGCCACTTATGCTGAGGAAAAATAGCAGCAACCCGTTCAATCTGACGGCAAGCCTCGGCTGTACCTTTATCCATTAGCACTCGCAAAGTAGAATCACGCCAATCGCCAATTGAAATTTGTGGTGTAACCGTATGAACGCCTTCGGGTCGGGTATATTTCTCAGGTGGAAACTCCCTGGTGAGCCAAATATATAAATCAGCAAGTAACGGTTCGCTCATGCTTTGCAGTACAGTCGAGCCTCTTAGTGGGCTGTCATTGGCTCTGATAACCAATGCCCTAGCAAAATCGTTATCTTTCTGCATTAAGCCCCAAAGAAACTCCCAATCATTGAGGTCAGCATTCCACATTAGGGAAGCAGCGGCTGATAGTATTTCGTTTCTCTTCTCCTCATCTTCGGGTAGAGGAATCGAGATTAAAGATTTCACATATTCTTTAGTGGCTGGATCTCCATGACTCAATAAAAATCTAACAATCTCGCCGGCAGCTTTCGGACTAAAACCTTCTTGCTTGGCTTTCTCTAGTAAAAATTGGCTCAGTTTTGGATCCAGAGAATCTTCGAGCAAATCATTGATAAACAGGCCGTTATACTTTTGAGCCTCATCATCAATCAAAACACTTAAAGTTGAAAGCACTTTCTCAGGAGCATTCTTATAAGCAAGAGCGATTAGCTTGCCATTTTCAGGGTCATTGGAGACAAGTGGAAACCCGAGCGTGATCGGCGCCCAGCGTTTCCAAAAATCCGCACCCTGGTCTTCAATATACTGTGGTTCCTCTCTGTAGTATGCCTTAATGGCTCTATAGCCAGCGAGTGCAGGATAATAGATTTTACCTTGCCCGAGCCACATTTCTGGCTTGGACTCCATTTTCTCTAGATAAGCTTTCCCATACTCAATAAGTTTCTTTTGTTGATCTTCACTCAATATTTTCCACCCTGGCAACTCTCGAATGTCATCCTCCTCCAACTCGTGACGATACATACAAAGATTGTTATGTAATTGCCACCAAGAATCGAGATCACCCCCTTCAACTTTTTCTAGTAGACCCATGATTCTCTCTAGTGAGAGTGTTTTCAGTATTTCTTCTTTTTCGTCTTTTTCAACCTTTGTTTGCCAGCTCTGTTGCTCTTCCCATTGCTCTCGTTGAGTTTTTGCCGATTCAGAAGCGAGCTCTATAGTTTGGAACCAAAAATGAGTGTCCTCCTTCAAATATTTGTTTTTCTCTCGGGCATGAAAGACAAGGTCAATCTGAGACACGCTGTGGACATCCAGAACTCGCATGACTACTTCAGAAATAACTTTTTGCGTCTCTTCGTCTTTTTCTGACAACAACCAATCAACCAACCAGGGAATATCTTGAGGTGTAACGATTCTCACGTTGTTATGGTGGAGAAGAATATATCCCTTCCTTCCTGAAGAAGTATCGTTTTCTAGCGTGAGGCGAACTAACTTTTTGATCAAGTTGTGACGATCTTCAACTTGAGCGTCTAGCATTCCCTGGAACTTGGTAGCAATATCTTCGCTTAAAGCTCTTTCTCCAACTATCTCTTCATATTCTTTCAACCGGTCGTAAGCTATGCTGGAAAACTTCTCAAGTACCCCAGGAGCAGATGCATGCTCCCATGCCTTGAGCATAATGGCGTCAACCAACTTTCTTTGGGAGTATTCGAGATCTCGAGCCTTATCAACATTCTTTTCTATCCATTCCAAACCGGGGATTACATCTTCAGAACGAAGTGATGAGGCAAGATCTTCACCCATAAAGCCATGATATGTGCCGTGGAGACTTCGTTTTTTAGGTGGTGTAAGTAAAGAGAGGACTTCATCTATACTGATGTGTTTTGGCCACAATGCCCTAAGGACAACTCCCTTTAGCTCGTCTTCCGGATCATTTTCGAAGCCTGAGGTTATGAGTGGTTTAATACTCTCCCTTGATTTGTCGGAGCCGAAGTTGGCAATAGCTATAATCGCCCATACACGTACTGATAATTCATCAGATTCGTCTAAGGCAATTTTGATAAGAGTATCTTCTAAGTCGATTACTGCACAAGCTAGCGCAATTTCTGTGGCGGCTCTTCTGACAACAACACCTTTTGTGTTATCAGCAATATATGGTTTCAATTGCTCGCCAAGACCTGGATAATTCAACTTTTTGTAGTTAGTGGTGTTATAGATTTCCCGTCGGTCGAATAATTCTCCCTTATCAAGCTTGACCAGTAAACGTCCGGTAAGACCTTGCTTTTGAAGGTCCGTAATGACATTTGCATCACTCAACAACAAAAATTCAGGATCAAGCTGAACAGCGTTATCAAAAAAAGATGGATCTAGACTAGCTATCCATGCGCTAACCTCATACAACTGTGGTACAACTTGAAAAGTACCAATCTTGAGTGGATCATGGAAGAGCAAGCTTTGAGTCTGCTGCCAATCGAGTTTGTGTCTAAAGATATATCTTGCAGCCAGAAACTCTCCGTAGGTTTGATGGGCCCAGCCCATTTTGCCATTACCTCTCGAAGAAAAGAGTCCCGTATTTAATACCTCCAGAATTTGTTGATCGCCTACAGCTACAGGAATCTCGTCAACATATTCTTTGCCATGAAGTTGAGATAATCCTATTTCTCCTTCTCCAAGCTCCCCATCTAGATCAACTGTTGGTTTACCACCAATGACTGTTGCAGCAGCTATCCTTTCAGCTACTGCAATCTTTTGAGCAAGCGTGAGAGTGGGTCTCGCAGTTGGATCATTCTTTTTTGCTGGATCTTGCTCCTGAATCAAGAGGTCACACCCTTGAGAGTAAATCTGACTTTTCATCTCAGGAAACTGGCCATCACGTTGATAAACATCCATTAGGAGATTTAGGGTAAGTGGTTTCCCTGCGAGCCCCACGACTTCCTTAGCTCGCAAGTCCTTTAAAAATTGTCCTTTATCGATCCCTCGAGCTTCTAAAGCGCTCTCAACATCGCTTTTAATGAGTGGACACAGCTCATATTTCCGAAAAGTATCTCCGGTACTCCACAATCGCTTGAGGTCATTTTCAAAATATGATTGCCAAAGAGCTGTGCGGCACGAAACACGAAGATAAAGTTTTGAAAGTTTGTCTGGGTACCGAGAAAGTAAAGTGTAAAAATATTTAGCAAATGACTTAAAAGAAGATGAAGTCATTCCTTCATCAAAACTATCCAAGAATAAATAAAGCGGCTCTCCATTGGTTGCCCAATTTTGATAGCGAGCATCACCCGTAAGTTCATCGCGAAAAATTTCCGGTGTGGGGATATTCCTAAGATCAATCATGAGCACGTGGTCTGCACTGTGTTTGGACAGCGTAGACTGAAACAGATTTTCTATCTCCACACTTTTGCCAATACCTGGTTCACCAAGCATTACCAAACAACCAGTGTCATCAGGAGTATTTAATTCAACGAGGTCAGGGTTAACGATTTTGCCAAATTTCTCAGAGGGATCGTCAAGGAAACCATCATCAGCAAGGCTTATTCTGCCTTCTGGCGGACTCCAATATCTTCTCCATTGGTACTTCATTTTCATAGTTATCAAAAATAGTCAGTTGAGCGGTACTTATTGGGCAGTTCATACCAGTTCAATTATAAAACTTTTTACTAAATTATTCATTGCTTATTTCGGGGAAATATTGCCTTATATCCTCAATTGCTGCCCACACATAAGCGGGAGCTTTGTCAGTGGTCTTCTTGAACCAGGCTATGCCATCGATATGTTGTTTGTGGTTACTTGAGAGGAGCATACCACCTTTAAAAATTCTATCTTTATGTTCTGGTGACCATTCTCCAGTCCATACACTATAAATATCGTTTCTAACAATTTCATCAGAGTAAATCACTACGATATGTCTTTTTGAATGACTCGAGTCATAAGCCCGAAATTTTCTGGCGGCATCACGAAGATTATTTTTGATGGCGTTATACGTAGAATCATTACTTAAACCTTCAACTTCATCGGGAGAAATTTGTTTAACTTCGACTAAAACGTTTTCACCCTCAAAATCAGGAGTTTTCATATTCGTCTCTGACACCCTGTTAATTACGTGTTTTGTCCTAAAAAAATACTTATATGTGTTATCTTCACTTTGATTCATAAATGGTTTGATCATACGACAATGCCATTTTAACTCAAGTTCGATATAATTTACTTAATAGTATGAATAAAGAAAAGCCTGCAGGACAGGCAGAGCATAAATATCTGTTAAGTGTTACAAAGATATCATTTCTAATTTGGGCAGCTTGTGTCATAGGAGTTGTATCCATTTTTGGCTACGTCTTGCTGATCAGGAAGGAACTTTTTGATAATGCCCCTGAAATATTTGCTTTTTCTCTCCTAGGGCTAATTTTATTGGGGAGTTTGGCGTTTCTTGTTGGAATATTTGCGCTTGCATCGCTGTTAATATCGAGGTCAAAACAAAAACAGAATCCGTTGCTGTTTCTCATTAGGTTGTTTTTTGTACTGGCAATTTTTCCTCTCTACCTACTCAACCACATCTTAAAACCCCTGCAGTTGATCAAGAGGGTCAAACACTCTGGAATAAAAGGGTTACTTAAATCCCTGCACCCAAAACGAGTATTGGGACGATTCGCATTAGCTGCAGCGATCACACTCGTAATGCTCCCAATCTGGATTGGCGGCTACGCTGTGGCGGCAGTAACAGTTCAACAAGCTCTTGGCTATGGCACTGAGTTTATAACGATATCTGGTACTGGTTCTATGTTTCCCACCTTTCCTAAAGGTGAGGGTAAGGATCCAAAAGAACTGGCAAAACAGATCGTTGGTACTCCTGGAATGATGCGTTATCCAAACGGGCTTGTAATTGCAGGAAGACGTTACTTCGGCTATGAAATCGGTCGAGGCGACATCGTCGTAATAGAAAACGACAAAATCAGAGAAATGACAAAGAATATATATGGCGATCCTTCTGGCTGGGTTAAAAGAGTGGTAGGAATGCCGGGAGACACTATTGAGCTTCGTGAAGGGATTGTTTATTTAAACGGTGAGCCCTTGAAAGAATCCTACACTGCACAACCAAGATCAACTTTTGGGGAAACATTCCTTAGCGAATGCACCAAAGTTACAGTCCCTGAAAATTCAATATTTGTTATGGGTGATAACCGCAAAGGAAGTGGTGACTCCCGAGAAATAGGATTTATAGAAATAAGTGCAATTAACCATGTACTGCCTCTAAAAAATCAAACAGGGACCCTTGATAATGCCTGGCGAGATACTGCTAACGATTTTGATGAAAAGTCAAAAATTAAACTAGACAAAGACAAATATTTGCAGTTGCTTAATGAGAAGCGAAAAGAAGCTGGAGCTAAAGAACTTAAGTATCAGCCGAAACTTGAAACTTCGGCCAGTAAGAGAGGTGAAATAATTCTTAAATTTGATGATTTTTCATTTGAAGCAACCGAAAGCGGCTATACCATGTCCAAGTCCATGAGAGATGCTGGTTACTCAAATACAGTTTGGGGTGAAGCCCCTACTCAAGGGTACTACGAAGCAGGAGAACTCATAGACAATCAATTTCAATTTCCAGAGTCCAAGAAATTTTTAACAGATAAAACATATCAAGAAGTAGGTATTTCTGAAGTTGAAGGCGAAATTAATGGGTGCCCAACTCAAGTTATTGTGCAGCACTTTGCCGGATATGTTCCACCTAACTATAAGCAAGCAGATATTGATTCATGGAAAACTAGTCTCACAAGACTTAGAGAGATACAGCCAGGATGGAACAGCCTCAAAGATAATTCCAACTTCTATCAAGATAACAAAACTGATGTTGATAGGATGAGTGAAATCATTGCAGTAAGAATTGGGAATATATCAGCAATTGTTTCAAGGATGGAGGCCAATCAGTGGCTCACTGGAGCTGAGCAGAAAATGGTTGATCAAGACAAAACCTTGTATAACGAGCAAGAAGCGTTGGCTACTAAGCTCAACGGAAGGTAATAATAAACCGTATCCCTACACTATCTTTCTAAATCTTATAATTAAAAAATAAGGAAAGTGATCAGGTCCACCATTTTTCATAACTCCATTACTGGTAGGCTCAACCATTTTTTCTACGAATAACCTATTCGTGGCAAAAGTATTGATAATATCTGATATTTTGTAATGCCAATGTTGATAGCTGTTAACTTCATCTTTGACTAAGCCTGTTGCAAAATAATTCGTAATCACTCTACCGGTTTTATTTCCATTATCATCCCTTAGTGAACGAGTATAAGGTGGATTTTCAAAACATGGGTGGGTGGTGCTAACAATAATACATCCCTCTGGTCTGGTTACCCTCGCAACTTCAGCGATAGGAGTCGATAGATCCTCGAGATCCAGAAGCACCATGCTCATTAAAGCCACATCAAACGTGTTTTTTGCTAAGAGTAGTCTTTCTAGATTGCCAATAATGAACTCGGCATTTTTAGGAACTCCTCTCGATCTAGCCCTTTCAATAAGCTCTTCAGTAAAATCTACTCCAACCACTCTCTGAGCGGTTTCGGAGATTCGGCGAGTCCAATAACCATTCCCACAGCCAGCATCGAGAACAACTTTTCCTTGAAGGTCACCGAGTAATTCTTGAACGATAGGATTGATTATAAGCTGCTGAGACTGATCTCCTGTTTCTTTGACGACAGTGTCGTAATTTTGTGCGATGGATGACCAATAAGCTTTATTCTGTGTCATATTTAATAATCTTAACACCGCTAATGTATCAGGAAAATAGCGTTACTTGCTAGATAAATCTTACTTTTCTTATTTACAGAAAGTGACAGAAAGTTTATTGAACGGCTTCTGGGCATTAATTAACATAAACGTATTACTAATTAACAGAGAGTACCAAAAATACTATGAAACAGGATGTCACAAACAATTTTTTCCTAACTAGTGATTTAGCATTGGCAACAACACTAAATATGTCTTTTCCGCTGGAAGACATTGATCGTGGTAACCCAAGAAAAGCGGCATTTGTCTTCAGAAGGTCTGCGGAGTTGGAAAAAACCGTAGATGAGTATTTCACAAATAAGATTATGGTTACCCCTCAAAGCTACTTCAATCAACTGCGGGATCTTAAAAACAGGCTTTATAGCGAGCGTGTTTACTAGTTAATCACCACAAAGTAACAGAAACTGTATTGAGAACTATTTTCCCCTTTACTAGACTGTAGCTATTAGGAAGTAAAGCCTAACGAAACAATCGGGGCTGTGGCTTCTGAATATACGCCAATTCGTGCGTGTGTTTAGAAGTTGCAGCCCTTTTTAGTTACTAAAAGAAATGAAAACACTTAATCAGAACATCCATCCAGCTACTCTTCTCCCTATCGGAGTAATTACAGAAACCACTGAAGGCGTAGCTGTTGATTCATATCTCTCCGGCCGACCAGCTTACGACTCTGGTCTTGTCGACATCGCTATCGGGAACCTCGGCGATCAAACCTCCACTAAGGTAAAGATTGAGGAGTCTGATGCCTCGGATTTTTCTTCTAGTGTAAGCATTGCCAAAGGCGGAGAGGAAATAACTGTTGAAGCAGACACTGGCTACAAGATGCAGATTGAACGGAAGAAAAGATATTTTCGGGCAGTTGTAACAATTACTGCCGGGTCCACCCCGTCAGCTGAAGTATATGTCGGAGCATTACTGTGGGACGCACAAAGACCGTTCCCAATTACTTAAAGGAAAACTATGGAACCAGATCAAAACAAACAACCAAAAGCGCCAATGCAGGATCAAAAGCCTGCAGACAAAAAGCCTGAGGCTGGTGCATCGACTCAGCCAAATGAAGCTCAAATGTGGGACAAGGTTGACTCATTATTCACAGTCGCCCGTAATACATTCTTTCAGGGCAATTCCACCTTTGTAGAAGTGCTGGATAGCTTAATCGCTACCTTGCAGGACATGAAGGAAAACGAGGTACGCCCTCTTGGTGGGTTAACTCAGAAAAACAAAATGAAGTTAGAAGATCAGGAACAGTCGGAGAAGGAAGAAGAAACGGCTAATCCGAACTTATAAAACCTATGGCAAGCAATATTGACGAAAAACTTGATCGGGGCCGAGCAGTTTGGGAAATGACCCAAACCGAAGGCTGGCAGATTATCAAAAGCCTTATCGATCAAGAGCTGGAGATTGAAAGTAAAGATTTACTGGACTGCCCCATAGAAGAAGACCTTGAACATAAACAAATGATCAAGGCATACAGAAAAGTTTTGAGCATGGTCGACAGCGTTATTAAAGAGCGAGACGAAACTGCTCAGGATTTACGAAAGGAATAAATATATGGACGAAGAACAACTGAAACAAAAAGAACAAGAAGAACTACGAGCCCTACTCGATTCACCAGACGAGGAGGATTCTTCTGATAAAAACAAAGACACCAAACCAACTGAAGATGCCGATAAAGATAAAGACAAAAAACCTGAAGCTGGCAAAGACGAGAAACCTAACACCGAAAGTTCTGAGGATGAGTCGGGTAAAGACTCTAAAAACCAAAACAAGGACAAAGAAAATAAGGATCGCTGGAACGGCAAAAGCCGTGAAGAAGTAATTAAAGAGTATGAAACTCTCGAAGCTCGTGTCGCAGCCCTCGAAGACAAAAAGCCTGATGAAAAAAATCAGCCTGAAGACTCTAAGGCTAAAGACAAAGAAGAAGAAAACTTAAATCTTCCCACAGCAGATGAACTTCAAAAAATGACTCCTTCGGATTTTGCCAAATGGGTAATCTCCCGTATTGATGATGGAGTCAAAAAGACTATAGAAACTCAGGAAAAAATCCGTGAGTCAGTTCGCAAAGAAATTGCAGAAGCAAAGAAAGACCACCCACTGCAGGATCCTGACTACCGAAAAATGGTGCAAACCATAATGGACGCAGCCAGTGCTAAAGGAACCACGATTTCTCTAAAAGAAGCGTGTGTTCAGGTCGATGCTTTCCTCGGCAAGCATAAGGCTAAAGATGAAGCTGAGAACAAAGATGGATCTGAGGAATTATCAGATGAAGAAAAGAGCCGGCTCAAAAAAGCCAAAGCTCAAGTTGAGAGTGGAGCGGGCGCTCCGACACAGCCCGATGGCTCGGATGCCGAAACAAAACGCATCCAGAAAGCCCTCGCCGGAAGCGGGTCAAAAAGCCCCTTAGGAGGGTTAGGAATCTAACTCCCTACGTTATTAAAAGAAGGGAGGTGAAAAAAATATATGCCAGCATCAGCAACAGGAATCAGAGGTTCAGGTAATTTAGGGGCAACCCGAAAGTATGACGTCGCAGACGTTGTATCGCTATTGGATGTCAACCGATATCCGTTAATGGCGATATTAACAAACGCTGGTAAGGATCCAGCAACCGGCGAGGGCGAAGCACTCAAAAAGAAAGAATCCACTGACCCAGAATTTAAATGGTTTGAAGATGAGTTTGGAAAGCGACAGCTTACCGGCTCAAGCACTGTCGATCCTGATGGCGGTAACTTAACGGTCACAGGGCAATCGCAGTATCTTCAAGTTGGTGACATCATCTTGGTGTCCTCACAGAAATGGGTCTTTCAGGTAACCGCTATCGTAGACGCAAACACAGTAACAGTTGGTCCCGAACTCGGTGGAGCAACAGGCTCGGCTGCGTCAGCAGTCGGAGACGTCTGGCTCATTGGTAATGCCAATGAGGAAGGTGCAGGTTTGCGAGATATCAAATCGACCACCATTGCCGAAGTGTCCAACTACTGTCAGATTTTCAGAACTCCGGTCGGTATCACTGAAACTGCCCGAAATACTCAAGGATGGGTGAAAGAAAATGACTTTGACTACCAGAGGCGCAAAAAAGGTATTGAACATTATGTCGATATCGAGCGCACATTTATCTTTGGTAAAAAAGGCATTCTTACTTCCGGAACTCACCCCAAGAGGTTTACAAGCGGAATCTTAGGAAGGATTGCTACCTACGCCACCGCCAACGTTGACACCGAGTCTGAGTTTGACTCATGGCTGGAAAGTCTCTTTGCGCACGGCAACACTGAAAAATATCTCTTCGCTTCAGCTTCGGTCGTTTCGATGATCAATGGCTGGGCAAAAGGGAAACTCCAAGTAGTCAATCCGACCAAAGCCTATGGACTCAGAATCGTTACCTACGATTCTCCACACGGCACACTGCACATCATCAAGCATCCGCTCTTAATCGGAACAACCTACGGAAACTATGCCGTCGGGTTAGACATGGAAGCTTTGACATACCGATATCTGACAAATCGTGACACCAAGCTTATGACTAATCGTCAAAACCCTGGTGAAGATAGTCAGGTCGATGAGTACCTAACCGAATGTGGACTGCAAATGGAGCAAGAGCAACGCCACGCCATTATGAGTATCGGCGCTCTCTAAACCTAAGCATTACTGAAACCTATGAATAAAAAAGCAACGCAACGAAAGTCACTACACACTTTCTTACTCAGTGTAGTCGCCTAAGAAGGGGTGAGCGTAATCACCCCTTCAACCCAAGTCTTGGGGTTGTTAATCAGACAAAAAAGAAAGCGAGGTGAAAAAATATGACTGAAGAAAGAAACGCAAAATCAATAGACGAAATGTCAATGGCAGAACTCTGGAGCGTTGCAAAATTGCTCGGTGTCTCCAAAGACGGCAAGCGAGATGAACTGATTGCACGCATTAAACAAGCTCAGGAGCAGCAAGGAGGCATTCCTCCAGCACCAGCACCCCAGCAACCAAAAACCGCTAAGGCTCAAACTCCAAAAGAAACTGTTTATATCTCTCGCTATTACGAACTCAAGTTGGTAATGTCCCCCTCCTACTTAAAAGAAGTCGGTGGCAAAGTGCTCATTATTCGAGGTACATACATCCAATTCCATGAGGGCGTGTACAAAACCACAAACCCTGAGGAAGTTGAATATCTCGATAATCACCCCAATTTCGGAAGCGTCTTTAGAAAAATTGAAACTGCAGACTTAAAGGGCGGCAAGAGTGTTGATCAAATCTACCAGGATAAATTCAAAACTCTTGAAGAACGCGAGAAAGAAATTGAGGCCCGGGAAGCAGCACTTCGCAAACGAGAGGTCGAACTGAACGGCGCAGAAGAAGGAGCTACTCAGCCTACGGCAAAGTCCGGAGTTAGAAGTACGGCAGACCAGCCAAAGTTTTAAACAGAAAAATATGTCAACAGATAGTCGACCGACATTTACTACGGCTCAGGTGACTCTGACCGATGCTGATACCTGGTACCCGTTACCAGATATCAAAGTTGGTGAGGGATGTGAAGTTGTTATCAAAAGTAAAGCAACAAATACCAGTGCTCTTAAAGTTGCGCACGATGACACGGCAAGCAAAAACGCGCCGTTTATCTTGGATAATCCCGGCGACAGTATTTCTCTGAAAATCAAAGGTGCGGCTCAGGTAGTTGTTAGTTCCGGAGTTTCCGGTCAAATTGCCGAGGTTATTAGCGAATTGTAAATATATGGCGAAATTTAAACCATCACAAGCGAATATTAAAAGAATGTTCTCAAAATTGAGAATTATCGTTAACTCCGATGATGGTGAAGAAGATTACGACACAACATGGTACCCCAATGGTTTTGCGAGCAATCAAATATCAATAGGCCACGACGGTACAGGCAGCAATGATGCTGGATTAAGATTTTTACGACCGCTTCTTTCAAATAACGTCAAGATTACGAAAGCCGTTCTACGGGTGAAGTCTGCCGTTAACTCAACTAAGCGTCCCGTCTGGACAATTAAAGGTATTAAGCAACCGAGTACTTTGAGTTTCGATTCAACTCACAGACCCTCACAACAACCAAAGACTACGGCTACAGTTGCTTGGGTACCGGGAGCTGATTGGGTACTTAACACTTGGTATGAAAGTCCGGACATTAAATCAATCATTCAGGAAATTATTGACCAGACTGAATTTACCAATAAGGCGATTGGCATAGCGATTGAAGACAACGCCAGCCCGTCCAACAACTATGAAAACGTCTGGGACTTTAACAGTGGTGCCGCAAATGCTCCACAACTCATATTAACGATAGAGCCAGATTTATAAGGAGGTGAAAACCATGCAAGAAAGCGATGTAGCACTACTAGAACAAATCATACAAGCCATAGTTGCCAAACCGGAAAAAGTTGTTATCGAAAGAAAAGTAGACGAAATGGGAGTTCTGTTATCAGTCCGACTGGATGACAAGGATGCCGGCGCATTGATAGGTAGAGGCGGAGAAACCATAGCAGCGATCCGAAGAATTATGAAGCTCGTGGGAGTTAAAGCCAACGCCCGAATAAACATCAAATTAGATGTCCCGCGCAAAAGCAAAAACGACTATGAAAAACCAAGTATTGAAGATCAAAGCAACAATCCAAGAGAACTCTGATGACGGCAAAGAAGCTGGATCTTCTACTTGGAATAAAGATGGTAATGCCTCGAACGTTATAACCTTGGGCAACTTCTCAGGGGCTCAAACCGGAGCCTTTAGATTCCGTGCTATTGATATCCCTAAATTTTCTAAAGTCTTACTAGCAAGGCTTCGCTTGAGACCTGCTTTTACTGATGATACAGACTTCACCACAAACTTAAGAATCCAGGGAATTAAGGAGCCAGATCCCTCTCCATTTAAATCCGATGGCTCAAATCGACCGTCAACTCGAACGAAAACTATAAACGCTGTTGATTGGGACATCATCAAAAAATGGGAAGTCCACGAATGGGTTCAAACACCAAACTTGAATCTAGTCGTGGAAGAACTCCTCGCTCAAAACGGATGGAAGCCAGGGAACGCAATGGTTTTTATTATCACCGATGATGGAAGTCCTGCTGAAAACTCCAAGACTTGTTACGACAGCAGTAAGGGTGAAGGCTATGAAGCAGAGCTCGAAATTTACTATCTTCCGCAGGGTTTACATGAACAAATAACCATTGGCTTAATCCAGGGAAATGACCGTGATGGTGAAGAAGATTATGACACGACATGGTATCCTAGCGGATTCCAAAACAACATCACAACCTTTGGCGATGACGGCAGTAACGACCCGAATGAATCAGCAAATGATTTAGGTCTTATCTTCAGTCCGGTGAATATTCCGCCTGGCGCAGAAATTATCTCAGCCAAAATACTTGTCACCTCTTCTCAACAAAACAATGGCATGCCGAATCTCTGGATTAAAGGAATAGCCGAAGATGATGTCGCAGTCTTTGCTTCCAACGGATCAAATAGACCTTCTCTGCGAAGTAAAACAAACGCCAAGCTTCAATGGAACTTGGGCCACGCTGAAGCAGGTGTGCTTATAGGAGATCACTGGAGCGCAGAAAGTGTTTATGAGAGTCCTGAAATAAAAGAGATCATTCAGGAAATTGTGGATCGCCCGGGTTTTACCTCAAGCAAGATAGGGATTGTTATTGAGAACTACGAATCAGGTCATGGCAGTGTAAAAAAGATTTGGGACTATAACCAAGACTCAGGAAAGTACGCACCTCGGTTAGTTATCACCTGGACTCGAGAACGGAGGGTAACCGCCAGAGATAAAGATGTAGAGACTTTCAACAAAGCCAACTACCCTGAATTCATCATTGTCCATCATTCAGCAACTCCTCGGGATAACACCCGCTTTGAAACCATTAAGAGAGCTCATATCGGCTTTGGTTGGGATGACATCGGATACCACAAATGGATAGCCGGAGCCCTTGACGGAGATGGCGTACTGATCTTAGGTCGACCAGACAATGTTATCGGTGCCCATTGCGACAGCAACAAAATGAACTATCGCTCGCTAGGAGTTGTTCTATGCGGCAGCTTCCATAACAGCGAAACCCCCACTTCCGCCCAATTAACAACCCTGCAGAAAGTTTTAGACGACTTACGTCAAGAAAGAAGTATTCCAAAAGAAAGAGTTTTTGGTCATGGGGAAGTTCCTGAATCAGCTACAGACTGCCCAGGAAACGCCTTATTGCCTTATATCCAGAGATACAGGGCAACCGGAAGTTTGCAATAAAACATATGCAATTACAAGAATATAGACAAGACTTAAACGCCAGAATGACTGCTTCAAAGATAAGCGGTTTCTGGAAAGATGCTGATAAAGATCGCTGGATTAACAAGGCAGTTGTGCGGGCTTGTAACTTTGCTCGTTGGAAATTCCTTAGTAAACACGCCAGTCAACTCACAGAATTAAATCCTGACGGTTCCGGCAAAGAATCGTACTTCCTTCCTTTCGACTTTAAGCCAGGCGGCATGGTTTTTATCTCGGTAGATGGTGAGGAATACCACAAAGCCACCGAAAACCAGTACCTCAGTCGTAAGTCAGATAACAAGATAGCCCCTACTTTTCACCCTTCTCTCGACATAGTCCATCCCTCTCTTCACACCGATTGGCGATGGCAAAAAATCTACGCCATAATCGGAGATCAATATTTTATAGATCCTCCCTCTGACGTTGCAGGTAAGGTAATCGACCTATTTTACAAACGCCGCCCGGTTCGGATGGTTGAAGAAACTGACGAGCCGATTACTCCTGAAGAGATGGATGAACCCATTTTGAAACTAGCACTAGCAACCTGTCTGGCAAAAGAGCCAGGGAGAAAAAACGAAGCAGAAAAAGAAGTTATTGAAGCTCACGCTTTATTACAACAAACCAAAGATCGCGAGGACGAGGAACCATCGGCCGTCTTCGTGGGACAGGCAAAAAGTACCCGATGGTCATAAATATATGAATGCATACAGATTACAGGGATTTCGAGGAGGAATAGCTGACGACCCGTTCCAAGGGGTCAGAGAGGCTTTTCGTTTCGGCTATGGCTTAAATATCCGAGGTGAAGAAAACACTCTCAAATGTAACCAACGATTAAAAGAGGATTTAGGCAGTGACACAGTTATCACCGATCTTATTCTCTTCTATGTTCCTGCTTCGAATGGCAACTTATACGGCTTTGGTGATACAGGCAAGATTTATAGAAAAGCTGGTGGAGCTAGTGCTTGGGAGCTGGTTTATACCGACCCAAACGGAAAAATCACCGGTGCAGCTGAATACACCAATAATGATGGCAGTGACAATTATATTCCCTACCTTTATTGGGCTACTGAAACAAAAGTCAGCAGAATTAAACTTTCTGGAACCTGGCCCACTGATGTAGAACACGATTGGCAAACACTTGATGGTGATCCTGCTTGGCATACCATGTCAGAAGCTCTGGGAGTACTTCTGATTTGTGACAGTAAAGATTTGGCAATGGTCGACTATGAAGGAGGATTTAATCTGGATGCTATTGATCTTCCCCGAAGCCATCGAAATAAGTGCTTACTTGGATTAGATCAACTGGTAGTGTTTGGCTCGACTAAAGGTGACAAAGTCGAAGAAGGCTGGCTCTGGACTTGGGACAAAATTCAACCCTCATGGATCCAAAGAAGAATGGTTGCCGAGCGTGGAATTAATGCTTTGCTTCAAGGCGAGTTTTTGATGATACAGGCAGGAGTACGTGGTGGTTTGTATTTCTGGGATACCTCAAGTCTTTTGCGAATTAAAAAACTGCCAGGAGAATTTGCTTGGGTAAATCCAGGTGGAGTAACTATCATGGGTGGATTACCTCTTCTGGGAGTTAACGGCAGTGATAAATGTGGCATTTATTCTTATGGCCGCCTCAATAAAAACGAACCCTATGCCCTAAACCTTGAGTACATCCCTTCACGCGGCAAGATGGAAAACGTTTTGATTGGAGCTCTGACCATGTATGAGGACAAAATTTATTGTTCATGGAAAGACGGAGCTACTTTTGGAACAGACGTCATCGACCCTGACAACAAAGCGGAAGCACGCTACGAAGGTTTGGTCTTCGACGGTGGTGAGTCATTCACCCAAAAAGGATTCCGTCACATCAAGTTAGTAACTAAACCTCTTCCCAAAGATTGCAGCATTGAAGTTTTCTACAAAGTAAACCAACAAGCCGAATGGCAATTGGCAACTATGCAGGATGGCTCAGAACTCTTTGACCAAGAAGGAAGATCAAAAGCAATTTTCACCATTGAAACCGGAGGTAATGAGGATGATCCAGGTACAGGTGAAGATTACGAACTGGCAATGAATCTGCACCCCAACGGCAACGATACGCCCGAAGTTATTTCAGCAACAACGTATTTCGAACCTTTAGGAGTCTTATAAACTTATGTTGACCAAAGATATTAAAAAAATATTAACAAATCGGGAAGTTGAAGACCAACCATTTCCTGAAGTGGTGCCTCATACCCACAACGGAGTCGACTCACCTGCTCTTGGTGCAAACACTGTCGACAGCGTCAACATTAAGCCAGGCGCTGTCGGAGATAACGAGCTTGATGACTTTTCTGTTACCGAGCAAAAACTGGCGGATGCAGCAGTAGCTACTCAAAAGATAAAAGATGATGCCATTACCGCTGCAAAGGTTTACAAGGCAGGATCCGTTATTACTGTCTCTGCTCAAATAGCCGAAGCAATTATTCTCACCGCTCACATAGGAACAGCTCAGATTACCAATGCCAAAATTGCTAACGCCTCAATTTCTACTGCGAAAATCCAGACAGCCGCCATAACAAATGCCGAAATAGCAGATGCAGCGATTACAAATGCAAAAATCGGTGCTTTGGAAGTCGGAAACTCCAGAATCGCTAATGCCGCTATCAGCACGGCAAAAATTCAGGATGCAGCTGTCACTAACGCCGAAATAGCTGATGCCGCAATTACCAATGCCAAGATAGGAGCACTTGAAGTTGGCAATTCGAGAATTGCCAACGCAGCAATCAGCACAGCGAAGATTCAAGACTTGGCAGTTACCGATGCTGAAATTAACGACTTAAACGCCGGCAAGATCACTGCCGGCTCAATGAGTGCTGAACGTATTTACGGAGGGACCGGATATTTCACCAGAATAAATATTTTGATGTCGGGATTGGAAGCTCTGAATGTGGCAGGAAATATTAATAAAAGTGGTACCTCAAACTTCTCAATTCCTCATCCATTGAAAAAGGGCCATAGATTGGTCTATACTGGTATTGAGGCAGCAGAAGTTCTCCTCGTTCATCGAGGAACCGCAACTCTAAGTAACGGACAGACACGAATTGACTTCCCAGACCACTTCATAGCGGTCAGCGATCCCAGAAACATTACCGCATATCTGACTCCCAAGCAAAACTGCAACGGACTTTTCATTGTCGAAATAACAAACGACCATCTTGTCGTGCAAGAACTGCAAGGAGGCATGTCCTCCGCTCAGTTTGACTACATGGTCGTCACAGTCCGCGATAAATTTTTCGACTTTGATTTCGAACCTGAAGGCGACATTGCGATTAAACGCGATGACGAAGACGAGGAAACTTTCAAAGAGCGTTACCTGGAACACCGAATAAACGAGATTACCAAAAAAGGTGGTCCCAACGTCCAGGAACAAATTGCCCAACTGCGAAGTGAATTTATCACCACAGTTGGTAGAAAGGAGGCCATAGGTCATGTCGAAAAAACAAACTAAATTAGATAAGTCCGATTTAAAAGAACTGCAGTTACGAAAGCAGATGATAAAAGAGCATCAGCTAACAGCTCAGGCTCTTGATTCTCAATTGGTCGTGTGGCTTCTTGGAAAATTTTTCAAGTATGGCCTCGATAGTCAAAAAGAATACAACTTTGATGTAGTAACCGGTGAAATTTCCGAGGTTACTCCAGCCAGAAAGGAGGTAGCTCCTCATGGCAGATAAACAATACGGCGGTTGGTATTGGCAACCAGATCAAAATAAAGCTCTCAGATGGTGGGGAACTGATGCCTCTGGCAAAGACATTTACACAACCGGTGATGAACCAGGCAAACAACAATCTGTCAGCAACTTAAGTAGCGGGCTTTCTCAGGTTGGCGGTTCTAGTATCTTGGGTTTTGATGTAGGAACGCTCAACTCTAAATTCCAGGATACTTATAAGCAAGCCCAGGATTTATCTTCTGATCTCGAAACCTATCAGACAAGGCGTTATGACGAGGAATACGTCAAGGCAGAACTAGGCAAACTCAAAGATACCATTAGTGCTTTGGATACAAGCATCGCAAGTGAGAAAAATGTTCGCGATGAGTCAGTCAGTAAGATTCGCAAGAACCCAGGCTATTCAGCGGCCACCATAACCGGAGAGTCCGGAGAGGTTCAGCGCCTCGCCAATGCTAAGATTGGCAATCTCATTGAAGAACGAAATGCCAAAGCAGAAGACTACAATGCACGTCTGGGCGAAATAACCCGTAAAGTAACCTCAGAAGCCCAGGGCAAAGAAGCCAAACTGAATAATCTCCGCTACGATCTCCAATTTTTAGGTGGTCTCTTAAATACCTATAACCAAATCAGGTCGTCTGAACTTTCCTCGGCAAAAGAAGATGAACGCTGGGAGCGGGAATTTGAACTCAAACTCTACGACGCTCAAACCAGCAGGTTAAGAGCTGGTGAAGGCGGTAGCGGAACTTACGCCAAACAACAAGTCAAGGATGCCTTTGGTAATGTCGTTGGTTTCTTCGATCCAACCTCAGGTAAGACAAATCTTTACGAACAGCCATCGAGTCAATCACAAACCACCACAGTAAATGAAGGTGATCTAAGAACCGAAATCAGATCTGCCTGGAAACAGGGCTATAACGCAGATCAGCTCAAAACTAACCTCTCAGGCGTAACAACGGACAAAGGAAAATCAGCAACACAAGTGATCGATGAAGAATGGCAATTAAAAACCCAGCCAGGTGTCATGGGCTTCTTAAGGAGACTGTTTACACCTGGAGTTTAAAACATATGGATAACTTTTTATCACAACTCAAGAAAAATATTACCTCGTCAATTCAGAATACGAGTCAGACTCTTGGTGGCATCTTTGGGAAATCACAACAAGCGGCTTCTTCATTAGTGCGTTCAGGCTCCGAAAAAATTCAGGACATCCTAAAACCGCTCGAAAAACTAAAGCCTGAACAATACGATATTGCCATTCCAGGTCCTACAACCGGATCATATAAACCGTTTAAAAATATTTATGTAGAAGCGGCCGCTCAAACACTTGGTCTGGGTGCCCGAGACACAGATGTACTAGAGCGTTTGCCAAGTGCCACAATCGGAGCCTTGAAGGGTGCCGGAGATGGGCTTGCTCAAGCATTAACTTTTGGCTGGTGGAATCCCGAAATAAAGTATGCCAATGACATTGAAAAAATGGCCGGCGACATGACCGAGGTAGAGTTTAATGTTTTAGGAACAATAGGAACTTTTGTCGTAGGTGGCGGTCTTGTCCAAGGAGCACTAAAAGGTGTCCCTCTTCTGGGCAGAGTCGCCACAGTTGCTCCAAGAACATTTAGCCTACTCTCGAATGGACTTACCTTTGCAGGACTAACTCAACTACAAAAAGAAGAATCCTACAAAGATGCACAACACCGCGCTAAAGACTTTGTCAGTGATTTCGCTTTAGGTGGAGCTTTTTCTATTGCCGGAATGAAACCTTCATTTCTTAAGTCTTCTGCAATTATCGGGCCAGCAACTTACGTTACTTCGCTTATTAAAGGCGACTCCAATGAAGACGCTCTAAAAAATACTGCAGCAATGATTGGACTCCACTCTCTTAACTTTGCTGTAGCAAAGTATTTACCCAACAAATCAGCTGTAGAAAGCCAGATTGAGAAAGCTGCCAGCGAACAATTGAAAATAACCAAAAAACAAGCGTTCGAATATCTTGGAATAAATGAGACTGCAACAGCAGAACAGGTCAAACAAGCATGGAAAAATAAAGTAGTAGGTATTACTAAACAGTTTCCAGCCCAAGCCAACCAAACACCACAAGAGATGGGTCAATTTAATCAAGCCTGGAATACAGCTAATAGAGCCTATGAGTTTTTAGCAAAAGTAAGCAATCCCACTGGATATACCGGCAAATCTTTCAGGCAGGAGTTCCAGGACCTTTATTACGAACTCTGGAAAAATGTTCCTGACAAAAGAGCCATCATCATCAGAGCAGTCCGCAATATGCCTGCAGGCCTTTCAATCAGAGCCACACTCAACGATGCTCAAAGAAGTGAAATCGTAACTGCGCTTGGAGGACAGGAAGCGAAAACCAGACTTGGACGAGTTGCAGAACTAACCGATGCTGATTTAGTGACAGTGGCCATGGAAAACAAAATACCGGTTACCCCTTCTAAGCAGCCTGAGTTAAGTGCAGAAACATATAAACATGGCACGCCAGTTCCTGAAAAGATCTTAAAGGAAGGCTTTAGTTTAGCGGAGTCCGGAAAAACGAGCGGTTATGGCGGAGTTATGGGTAAGGGTGTTTATTTGGATCTTACCCCAGGTGGTGAAGGAGCAAAATTATACGGTACAGTAATAGACACAAAGATTAAAAAAGGATTAAAACTTTTCAACTGGTCCGGCAAGATTGATGAACTCTACACCGAAGCGACTAAGTATGGCGACCCTGAAAAAATTACTGAAGTTCTACAAAAGAAAGGGTATGACGGAGTCAAAGGTTTGAATCAAATGGTCATTTTTGACCCCAAAAATGTAGTACCTATTGTTGATGGTAAGCCTTCCATTCCGCTAACCACCTCTTTCTCCGTTTTAGATCAAAAAGCGGCCAAAGCTGCAGAGATACGAGATAAATACCGAGTCCCTGGTGAAACCGAACTAGAAAAACTTGAACGAACTAACAAGGATGTATCACAAACAACTCTCATTCAAAAACGGCGCGAAGGTCAAATAGTTGCACCGGAACAACCGCGAGTAGATGAAATGAAAGATCCACCGCCAGGTAGTCCTCCCAGACCTCACCAGGAAACGCCTATCGGTTCTGACTCGTCATCACCGGAAGGGAGTGCTTTAAGTCAGATCGATGCAATGGTTGGAAAACTGTCTCCTGCTGCAAATCTTTTGGACAAAGCCAAAAAAGCAATCCAGGTTTTCCCAAGATTATTTACTGACCGCTTTGCCCCTATTCGGGAGTTTGAAAACAAGGTGAGTAAACTGCAAGGAAAGCCTATCGATATTGATTCAAGTCCTTATGTTGGCGCCAGAATGTACGCCGGACGCTTTGGCATCGTAGAAGGAAGTTTTCGAGATTTATATACAGCACTTCAACCTGTCAGAAAATTACGGGCAGACTTTACTCGCTACGTACTTGCCCAGAGAACAGCAGAAAGAGCCGCCAGAGGTGTTGAAAATCCACTTGAAGTTACCCAAGAAACTGCAGAAAAAGCACTTCAAGAACTAAAAACTAAAGTTGGTGATAAAACATTTCAAACATTCCAACAAGTTGGTAATGGAATGCAGAATTGGGCAGTGAAAGCAATTCTCGAGCCCATGAGAGATTCCGGTATTTTAAGTAACAAAGCCTTCAACGCCGTCGTAGAGAAAAACAAAAACTGGTTACCATTCCATGTTCTGGAATACATCCCCACACTGGAAGAAGCAGATAAGATGGCAGTCGGCTCTGAAACATTCTCAGTAAGTAAACAGGGTGTTGTGAGTGCTCTTGAAGGAACAGACAAAGTCATTCGGGATCCATTTATCTCCGTAATAGACAACCTCACCAAAGCAGTTAGTCTAGTGGAGCGAAATAAAGTAGCCCTGAAATTGGTAGAGCTTCGCAAGACTCATCCTGATGCAACCAAGGGGTTGATTAGATTTTTACCCAATAAAGAAAATGCTCCGCAAGATTGGGAATCAATTAGTGTGTTTATTGGTGGCAAGGTAACACGCTGGGCTGTGCCAAAAGAGTTGTCTGAAGCCATGCATGCCATGAGTCCGGCAGAGTCGGGCCTGATGGGTAAATTGGTAATGATGTCTTCAAAAGCGTTCAAGGCAGGTACAACAACTCTTTATTTTCCTTTCACCCTCTCCAATGCAGTCCGTGACTATCAAACCGCTACGATGGTTTCCAAATACGGTTTTAATCCTGCGGTGTGGTTATCAGGATTTAAAGACGGTTTCCGCTCAGCATTTAAATGGGAATCTAAAGCCTACGACGAATTTATGAGAAACCAAGGTGGCTATGGGAGCTACATTGAATCAACAAAAGGGCTATCAGTTGCTTCTGAGCAATTATTCCGACCCAGATGGATGGAAAGGACAAAAGCGGTCCTTAATCCCTTTGAGCTGATAGGAAACTTTTCTGAAGCCATAGAGCTTGCTCCACGACTCGGAATCTACAAAAAAGCTCTGAGCAAAGGTGCCAGTCCTTTAGAAGCAGCATTTGAAGCACGAAATGTCACTGTCGACTTTGCCAAAGCAGGAGTTGAAGCCCGCCTGATTAATATGTGGGTTCCGTTTGTAAATGCCCGCTGGCAAGGGTTACTAAATGTCACCCGTGTCATGAAAGATAATCCTGTCCGGACTGCCGCCAGAGCTCTTGCCATGACTGTTCTTCCTGGAATCGCTACTTATTTTTACAATGTCATGAACCATGAGGAATTGTGGGATGACATCCCACAGTGGGCAAAGGATACCTACTTCATCATTATTGTCGGCGAGGAAAAAGATGAGGATGGTAATAAAGTTCCCAAAGTGATCCAGATTCCTAAAGGTGATGTCGGGACAATTTTCTTCAACCCCCTGATGTACTCATTTGAGTACGTGCGTAAGCAGGAACCTCAGAATCTCTTTAAGCTGGGTCTGGAATGGATGAGCCAGTTGGCACCAGTTCCATTTACAAGGGATGGAGAATTATCATCTCAAGCATTCTTCTCTGGTGCCTTACCACCAATTATTCGAACACCTCTTGAAATAGCCACAAACACAAACTTCTTCACCGGATTTCCAGTGGTCCCAAGAAAATTAGAAAAGGTCGCCCCATCAGAACAATACGATAGTAGAACACCTGATTTAGCAGTCACAATCGGTCGCGCACTTGGTGTAAGCCCCATGAAGCTCACACACGCCGTTTACGGGCTTACAGGGAGCCTGGCGCGCGAGCTATTGAGCCCTGCAGATGTCCTCGGACTTACAATGGATCGTTTTTACCGAACTCAGGGCGGTGAGAAACAACGTAGAGCCTGGGATATCAAATATGAAGCCGAGGTAGGCTACAACACCACCCGTCTGCAAATGAAGAAGCTTGTCGAGGCAGGTGATCTTCAGGGAGCACAGCAAATGGCACTGAGGTGGAATGAGGAAGCGGAAAAGCTAATTCCACAGGTTGTCCCGCTTCTGATGAAAGACGATCCTAAAGAAGCATCGCTTTTCCAAAGCAGCATCACCTTCAATGCGAATGATTTACAACGCTTATTAAAAACGACTCTTCCCGGTGGTATTCCTCAAGAAACGGACAGTGATGAACAGAAATCAACACTAAATCCATTGAAGAATGTGCCCAGTTCCACAGACAATCAAAGTATTAAGAGTTTGATTTATAGATAAACAGTTATGGCAGATATAACCAGACCAATTGAACCATTTGAACTAAACCAGGGATTTGGAGAAAACCCCGCAGACTATGCTCGGTTTGGACTCAAAGGACATAACGGCTGGGACTTAAAAACAAAGTTTCCCGATACTCCACAAGGCTTTCGAAATATTCTCTCTTCTTGGGCTTCTAAATTTTATACGCAAGGCAACGAAGGAAATGATGGCTTCGGGCTGTACGTTGAAGTCATCGTACAACTTTATAACACTTACAAGCTGACCTATGCTCACTGCAAATCCATTGAAAACTTTGAGAATAAGAACGAAGGTGACACGCTGGCCATCAGCGATAATACCGGCAACAGTACCGGTAGTCATCTCCATTTAACTGTAAAACGAGGCCAGCTTCAGAATGGCAAATTTGTCAGTGACAACTATAACAATGGCTACTTCGGAGCAATTAACCCCCAGGAGTTCTTTGATGAGCTCAGAAAATACAAGAAAGAAAAAGGCACTACCTCTGCTCCTGAAGGCTGTCTGGTGCCAAACACACCTGAATGGCGGACCAAGTACGAGCAGGTTGTCTCTTCCGCAACCAAGTGGGCCGATACACTCAAAATTTTAGAGGTTGCAGACGACCCTAACACTACCCCCAGCGACAGAATCAAGAGTATAGTCGGAGGGTATAAAAGTAGAGAAACTGACCTATCTAACAAGCTAAATGAGAAGTCTATTGAAGTCAGCAAAGCCACCCAGGAGATAACCAATAGAACTGAACAAGTTGGCAGACTTGAGAAGGATTTGCTAGACAAAGATAAATACTATAAAGCTCTGATTGACGCGTTGAATAAACAGCTCAAAAACGGCTCAGATGCCCTCCCCTTAGCACAAGCTCGGATTGGGGTATTGGAGGGCCAGCTAGATGAGGCTAATAAAGCCAAGGGGAGAGCTCTCAACGATGCTCAGGAGGCCAAAAGCCAGTTGGATGCCTGTCAAAAGGGCACGTTGGTCCCAACTCCACAATTAATTTTTTCTCTAGTTGTTCAGTATCTCAGTAACAAATTACCTAAAGGAGGTGAAAAATCATGATAGTTACCAGCCCAAAATATCAGTTGACAGTCGACGACTTTAAAAAGCTTGGTACGGGTTTGGGAATTGCACTCCTCGGAGCAGCATTAACGTATTTGACTGAAAAGATTCCCAATATAGACTTCGGCCAATGGACTCCGATTGTTGTTGCTTTCTGGTCAGTCGTTGTGAATACCATTAGGAAATGGCTCACCGATAGTAAATATATTGAATCCAACTAACCATGAACAACGAACCAGTAAACACCGTTGAAATGCTCGAGCGGGTAGCCAAACTCGAAGAACGGGTTGATGGTGGGTTTGGTTCTGTGAATAAAGAGCTCAAGGAAATTAAAGAAAACCACTTACACCAATTACAAGCGGATGTTAGCGACTTAAAAGTAAAGGTAAGTACTTTGGCAGTGAAGATCAGTATTGCGGCGGCGGTAGCAACAATAGTTGGAGATTTTATTTTCCGTATTCTTTTTCGGTAGAAGACTTAGTCTTCTTGTCTTTTTTGACAGGCTTTTCTTCTGACTTGTTATTGAACACAAGATTATTCAAATCATTAGTAAATCCCTTAAATGAGTTAGCATTCAATACATGGAAGTATCCCGCATCAGGATTACCGGTAAAGATTAAAGTATCACCAGGATTAATGTTCTGAGCTTTACGCAGTTTTGCAGGTATAACAATTTGACCGCGCGAACTCACCGGAGCGGTCCCGAAGACTGTCATCTTTACTTGTGGCTTCTTTTTTGAGCCTGTATCTTTCATAGTCATTTAAAAACGGCAACTAACCCACCGAGAAATGTCCTACTATAAAGAATAATCTTTAATGTAGGTTATGGGTATTATACAATACATCTAACTCAAGATCAGCGCAACAACAGAAAGTGACAGAAACAACCTTGTGTCCACAGGGGTTAATAAAGTAAAATAAAGACGTCTTATTGATAAGTGACAGCGAAAGATTTGATGCCAATATGTTCTTTAAGAAAACTAAGCTGGAGTTCCAAACTAGGCTCGATAAGAGGCCTTAGGTTCGAGCAAAGTACGGTGACCAGCTCAAAAAGGGACAGAAATGTACAGTAATTTACACAGATCACCAACAAATCGTATAGTAAATCATTTCAAAAATTCCTAGAATTTAATTATGGAAAATCAACCTGCCACAAACTCACAAAATTCTCAGCAATCAGATAGTGCTCCGCTTGAACAGAGCCCAGCACTTAAACAAAGAACAAGTTTATTGTTACCAATTTTGCTTACTTTTTTTT